TCAATTTGCAACTTTATTATTTAATTCAACTTTTTCTATAACAACTTCTATCAATCTATTAAAAGAATATTTCAAGTTTTCTGGAATTGAATTTAATATTTCTTTTGATAACCTTTCTTGTTCATCTTCTAACACATCTATAATATATTCATTGTGTGTATCATGTAAATTTCCCATAAAAACCTCCTAAATATTTTATTAAAATTATTATAAATAAAACTCTACGATTTATAACAATTCAAATAATATAACCACTGATAAAATGTAATATTGAGGTGGTTATATGTTATCTGCAATATTAACGTATCTTAGAAAAGAACGTGGCTTAACTCAAGAAGAGTTAGCGGATGAACTTAACATTAGTCGTTCTGGTCTTTTTTATTACTTATAATATTCCATTTTGTTTTTTCTAATTCCTCCCTGTAGAGATGGCCAGCTCTGTCTTTTTACTTGGAAATTTCTTAATTAAATTATATATTGTTTTCCAAATAAATAAAAATCAAGTGGAACACTGAAAGTCCACTTGATTTTTATATACTTTCATTTTATTAAAATGCAACATTAACTTATATAGAATGTTTTTATAAATCAGAAGTGTAATAATATATGCCCTCTTAACTTAGTAAATTGCAACATTTTTACTTATATCACTGTTACTTCAACTACTAAAATGATTTTTTTATTGTTTTCATTCTCTAAAACTATAAAGTTTACTTACATTATTGTACTTTAAAAAGTCAAATGTTAGCATAATTTGCGATATAAAAATTTTTTTAATATATTTCTTGATTTTTATAATTTTATAAACAAAAAAATCAAATGAATCTAAAACATAAATTCACTTGATTTTATAGTTTTCTTAATATCTAGCTTACCAACCGTCAGGATCTCTTGAATCTAGATGAAACTTTTCTCCACTGCTTGATGTAATAGTACTTTTTGTATCAGTTGTTGTGTTTGTAGTTTTTGTTGCAGCAAATGCAACATTTGATAATAACACAACGCATGCGACCATTGTCAATAATAATTTCTTCATAACTATCCTCCTGTAAATGTAAATTTTATATAAATATAATTATAATATATTTATGTAAATTGCGATAAAAAACATTAAAAATTCTTTTCCTTTTTAATAATTTCTATTAATTCATTATTAAAATATATAGACTTTTCTTCATTTTTAATCCTATAGTATTTTATAAGTTCCAAATAAATTAATCGATAATCTACATTGAGTTCTTTAGATTTCTGTTCCATTAAGTTTATATTATCTTCATCATTCTCTATTATATAAATTAATATCAATTCATATATAATATTCTCAATTAGTTCGCTGTTCTCTCTATCTGTTTCTTCACTTATCTCTAATGCCCGCAAAAGGTATTTCTTGGCCTCTGAATACTTTTCTAATCTTTTATATATCTTTGCTGCAAAAAACATATCATCATTTACGTGAGAATTATTATGATTATTTTCTAAAGATGCATTTATAAACATTAATGCATTTTTATTATTCTTCATGTTAAAATGTAATTCAGATAAATTCCTATACGTTAGTGCTATTAAATCTTGATTATTTAGCTTCATTGCTATATCGAGTATTTCAATATACTCTTTTTCAGATTTTTCATATTCTTGCAAACATTCCAAGCAATTTGCATACATAGTTTTTAAATCCATCATCCTTTTTTGATCATTTACTATGTTTTTTATTTTATCTAGATACTCCAATGATTCAGCAAATTTATTCATTTTTTTATATAGCACTGCTTTATTGAAACATATTCTTCTAAAAAGCTCATCATTATCAAAATCATTAATTTTTTCAGCATGTTCAAGTTGGTGTAATGCTTCAAGATACTTTTTTAAGGCTACATTAATCCTAGCCTTGCTAATATAAAAATTTGCTTCTTCTAATTTATTACCACAATTAATAGCTATAGTTAATCCAATTCTACACATTTCATATGATTTATAATACGAATAATTATTGTAGTAAAAATTAGATGCTGTATTATATAGTTTTATCTTATTTTTATCAGTAATATTGTATTTTTTTAATAACCATTCCGCTTCATCGAGCATTTCTTCGAACGATTTTATTATTTTAATTTTTTCCAAAGTACTTATAATATTATTCTCTATAATAATATTCGCTTGATCATCTTCATCTCTCATTAATTCTTCAGTTGTAATTAATGTGTTTTTTGATTTTTTATTAAAATTTGTAGCAAGTCTAACAGCTAATTTATATGTTAACTTTTGCTTATTGTTCTCTAATAAACTTATATTATTTATAGAGCAAATACCTTCTGCAAGTTCAACTTGTGTCATATTTAGAATTTTCCTAAGTTCTTTGATTTTTGTTCCATTGGCATAACTTGGTTGTCAAACATTTTGTTTTCTCCTCTCTAAGTCTAGAAACTCTAACAAAAAGAAATTTTCTCTTATGTAAACAAATTCTATATTTATGGAAACTCTACAATGCATGATGGCAAATCGGCGCATTGTAGAGTTATTTTTTCTTACAATATTAATTTTACTAAAATATAGTAAAACATAAAACTGCTTTTCATTCCCCAAATTAGACTTTTAATTCTCATGTTACTAATCATTTTCCTAGTAAACATTTTCTTGTACAAAAATAAAGCTGGTTAAATAACAATATCCATAGCATCCTATCTAAAATATTTGGTTTGATTCTCTCAAAGTTTTACATAATGTGGTATAATGTGGATATAAATTTCTATTGGAGGGATAAATATGAAGAAAAGTGTTGTGAAAATATTTAGTACGTTATTTATATTTTGTAGCTTATTTAGTGTTAATGCATATGCTGGAACATGGATTAAACACCAAGGTGATAGTCCTTATACTAATGGTGTTTATCTAGGTGGATGGGAATATCAAAATGATGATGGTACTCCTGCTGTAGGATGGAAATATATAAATAATAATTGGTATTACTTTGACTCAATAGATGGGTGTGCTTATACTGGATTAAAAACAATAAATGGGAAAGATTATTCCTTTGATCCTATTAATTGCGATATGAAACATGACCAGTATGTTAAAGTAAGTGGCGGTAATATGGGTGTTTATTATTGGGCCAACTCAGATGGATCTATAGATTATAACAAACTGAAACCTTATAACGATTAATAAATAAATTTTGAATATTTACTATAAATATGTCAATAATTCTATATGAAGGCATTAACCCCATCAATAAAGAGATAGTATTAGACTCCCTACTAATACTATCTCTTTTAAGTTCTTATATGTTGTAATTACCTTACTACATCGTTCATATCCTTCTCTTTCAGCTTCAGCTACTGTTGTTTTGGTTGCTTTATCAGGATTCATATTACCACAGTTAGGTTTTGAGTGATATTTTGTACCTGTAGCAGATAAATATGCTGTTTGGCTTTGATTATCTGAATTACTTACACTACTTGTATTTGATGCTGGTGCAGTTGTCCAAGCTCCATCACTACCTAAATAATATTCACCTATCCAAGTATTCTTTGCCATATACCCATCAGAGTTGAAGTAATACCATTTACCATCTATCTGCCTCCACCATTGAACATATGAATTACCATCAGAATACCACCAACCTTTTGAATCTGATTTCCATTCTGTATGAGCAGCTACTGGAGTAAATGCTAGTAATGATATTGTCATCATAAAACCAGCAAGTAGTCTTTTAAATTTTTGCATTATTACCCATCCCCTTTAATAATATATTTTTCAACAATATATTATTTCTATACCAATACTTTTTTTCCTTTTAAATGTAAAAATAAATTTTATTGTATATTATTAGTTAATACTGTCAATAATGCGATGATCCTAAAATTGTTCATTCAAAAGAGGTAGTATTTAATTTAACTCACCCAACTGCTCCCCCTATACCTTTACTTTCTTATATGTTAAAATAATATTTCAAAATGAACTGGCGGAGCTTAGGCTCTGCCTTTGTATTTTTGACAAAAATAAATCTATACTTATAATTTTTCCTATCTTTATAATTTGATATTTGTTTTCTTCCTCTATTTTAAGTTCTATTAGATTATCCATCCTGTTTAAAATAAACTAATTGCTTATGAATATTTATCCAACTTCTAGTAATATTAAAAATCTAGCATATTTTATTTTTTATTTAATTTACTAAACAAAATGGTTTATGGTACAAATTTTCTTATTGGTGTTACAAGTTGATCAACATTTTCCATGTTATACATGTAAAAAATAGCCTCATAAGATGTAGGATCTACATCTTCACCAACACAAAAAACTTTCTTTTTGTTATCTTTTACCTTGTAACCGTAAAAATTAAACGGTCTAGTTATATCGATTTTTACTGGATAAACTTCACCAGCTGGTATATTTTGATCATTTAAGAACTCCTCTTCATTTGAATTTCTTGTATTTCTATCTATATTATTTTGAATAAACATGTTTCTACCTCCTACATTTTTAAATATTCTATACTTTAAGTATATTTCTTATTTCATGATTAGTTGTTAATTATCAGATCCTATTTAATCAATCCATTTCTGTTGCATTATCAGTACTAATGATGAGTTCTCAAAAAAATCTACTGCGCTATACTCTGTAATCATAATCCCAGTTGGATATCTTTCATTAGGTTTATTGAATGGAGAAAATTTCAAACTTTCTTCAGCTTTCTTCTCAATCAGTGCTTTATTCCCATTCATAATTAATTCACTAACCCACTCTAACTCAGATATATCCGGCTGTAATTCAACATTTATATCACCAATCGCTACCTTTGGTTGAACAATAATTTTGAATCGATTTCCTTCTTCATATGGTGTCGAACCAAACTTAAAATCTATAAAATCTACCTGCACATCATTTAGTTTCAATTCGATGCCAACTTTTTTCTTCCATATATCTCTTTTTAGTACACGAATTGCTGCTGCAACATACCCACCAGAATTAAGATTATCAACTTCACAATGAATACCATTTTTTAGTAACCTAAGATTATTAAGATAACCTGAAATCCAATATGATAATTCTGCACGTATTTCTCCATTTCCACTTGAATCAGAATGATAAATATTCAACTTATTATCGACAATAGGTTTAAATATCTCAAACATTGCTCCCTCACTTATACCCATTACAATCCATCTTTTTGAATTAATAGGTACTGAAGAAACATCCATATTATTAGAATCATTTAAATTATCACAAACACATGGATACGGTCTATTTAAACTTCGAACGCTAAATGTAATATATAAACAACCACTATCCTCTCCCATTAAACGTACATGCCTATAGTAAAAATTGGGAGATTCTAAAATTATCCCTTCAAAATATCTCCAGTCACTTGGAAGCTCAATAATGTTAATTAGAGCTGGTAAAATTCCTTTTACTTGAGAATCAAAATTATTTATATCTGCAAACTCATCAAGAAGATTATTAACATATATAACAAATTGATTAATGTCACCATATTCCTGATTCAGAATATTTTGATCTATTACTTTAATAGATTGATTTGTTTGGTATGTAAGAACTCGAATTTCAAATGTCTGAAATTCTATGTAATCAATATTCATATTCGGTTTTGATTTCAATAAGAATTGTACATCAACTGTGGCAAAATTAGTGTTATCCTTAAAAAAGAAAAAAAGTAAATTAACTGTAAACTCTATACACTCTTCTTCTACATTAATTTTTATATTTGCTTGGATATTATCATTTGAACTATCCGTTTTAGCCCTAATAGCCAAATATATATTTCTATCCTTATCTAGTACAATGTTTTCAGAATTATATGTTTGCAGTGTCTTAGTATAGTATGTGAGAAGCTTATCGCTTAAAGCAAAACATGCTGCATTCGGTATAGTTGCTTTAATTTCAGCAATAAATTCGTTAACTCTGCAATTAAAATCTGTGAGGTCAGTCCAAATACAATCACTAAAAAAATCCTTCATAAAAATACCTCCTTAAAAAACTTATATTTATATCTTTTCTTACTTTTTAGTAATTTATTCTATAAAAGTCTGAGTCTAATTTAATAATTTACAATAAAAAATAAAGGTAGACTAAGTACTTCTACTCAATCTACCTCCATACAAAAATATAAAACTACCATGGTTCTGGATTTTGCGTTCCTCTCCAATCATGTTCACGTCTAGCTCTTTCACTGGCAATATAACTTTGCAATTTTTCTATAACCTCTTCATTTTGCAATAGGTCACCCATTTCTTCATCAGATTTATTATCAAATGTACTTAACAAAAATTCATCAAATTCTTCTCTTGTTATTTTATCTTATCCTTTCTACATTATTTTTTATATCATTTTAATCAGCTCTTTTATGTATATATAATGTGTTTCTCATTATTCCCAAATAATCATTAAAAAGTTGTTCTTCCTTTTGTTTTGCATCCTCTATTTCTTTTTCTAAAATTTCCTTTGTCTTATTTATTAGTTGAACAGCATCTATATTTTGTCCATCTTTGCGACTAATTTGACCTAAAACATTTAATGCATTTCTAAGTTTGCACACTTGTACCTTTGCCATATCATACTCTAACTTTAAACTAAATTCTGGCCCCAATTCCAACATAGGAGTATTATCAAAATCATTTTCTTGAACTAAAAGAATTCTAAAATCTTTTTTATATGCCACTTCAGTATGATAGTTTTTCATAATATTTTGATTTTTTAATTCTACAACAATTCGTTTTCCATGATCTGTTTCTTCATGAACAATCTCAATGAAATCATTTATTTTTAAATTTTCTTTTCCTAATATGTGGATGGTACCTCTTTCTCTGATTCTACTATTAAAACAAGATAATAGTTCATGTTTAACAAATTCGATTTTAACATTTCCATAGCTATGGGAATCTTTTTCGACTGTGAGCAGCGTAACAAACACAAATACATACTCTTCCTTAAGTACTTTAGAAATGCCAGAATCTGAATAATTTAACATAGCATCTCCTAAATATACAATATCATAAACTTCGTATCCATTCATTGTTAATGGAAAATCGTTAATATTCAATTTATCACCCAAGAATATAACCTCCTAATTTGTATGAATATATCTTTAATATTTACTTCTATACTTAATTGGAAATTCCTTTATTACTGATAAAAAAATAAAGGGCAACACAGAGAAATTAATCTCCTTGCTACCCTTAAAAATATAAATTTTATTAAATTATTTTGTTTCAATTGAAATAGATCAACTACCTAAAGTTTCTTTTATAATATCGGTACACAAATTTCACAGAAGTGTTTATTTATCATTTGTACTGCATAGCGTTCAATGATATGTCTTTCTTTATCAAATTGATAATTTCTTTTTGATAGCTCATCAAATATCTCCATCCATGCTTTTTGCATAGCCCCAACAGTATGACTTATTTTAAATACGCAATATTTCCCGCTAATAATTCTTCCCAAATTAATAAACTTATTATTAACCGTAAATTCATCCGAAACAACTAGACATACATCATATCTACAATTTTTAGGTTCTGTGTATTGAGGATCGTCTTGGCCTATTCCTAATATGATTGAACTTTCATTTAATAAGTCTTTTTCTCTAGCCCAACTTTTTAATTGCTCCATTATTTTTACATTTTCTGAACCATAAGGGCCAGTTCTTCGTATATAAGCAATTTTATGTGATGGTATCATTTCAATATTAATATCCATAGTTTGCCTTCTTTTCTATAAAGTACATCGATGCCTGAAATTATCATATAGCGATTTAAAATGTATTTCAACTTTTTTTTAAAAATTTTACACAAAAAATAAGCAGTAGTGGATTTCTCCTCACTACTGCCTATTTTTACTCAATAATTTGTTTTAATATTTTGCTTTTTTGTTCAAAAAATTGCCGTTCTACTAAAAGTTTTTTTAAGTTATTAAATACTAATTTTTCAAAATAATCAATCCCATAAAATTCATTAAACTCTTTGAAAATTTCTTCAAAATATTTTGGTTCAGTGATGTTTTTTTTATACTTACTAAACGGTCCATCAGATTCAAATAGTATTCTCTCATGAGGAATATTTTTTAGTATTTCCTTACCTTTTTGAGACTCCAACATCGATGGATTTATAGAAAAGTAATAACCACTTTCTACAATGTCATTAATAGTTTTTAGACTTCCTGAATACCAATGGAAAACAGCATATTTTATTTTGTATTTCTTTAGTTTTTGTAATACAATATCTTCAGCTTTTTTAGAATGAATGGTCATAATTTTAGCTTCATTACTTACTTTGCTGCATATATAGTCAAAAATTTGTATTTGCGTATCAATGTTATGGGCATATTTTTTACTGCCATCTATCCCTACTTCTCCAATATAATTAGTACTCTCAAAATATTTATCAAATATTTTTCTATTAAAATCATAATAATCTACCATTTCTGGATGGTATCCTAATCCTAATCTAATATACTTGAATCCGTTATATTTAGGCAAATGTGCTTCATATATTTCTGGCAAATTAGTAACAAATAAAGAATATATCTGCTTTTCTTCATAAATATTAATTATTTCTTGAGGCTTTTTATAAAAATCCATATGAATATGAAAATCAATATATTTCATTATTTGTTATAAACCTCTCTTTCTACAATGGATATTTTGAATAGAATGTATCAACTTCCTTACCAAACATATCTAACATTTTCTTAGTTAATTCTAAATAATTTTTTTCATTATAATATTTTGAGCGTATATCCAGCTCATTAAATATAGTACCATCTTTAATTTTTTCATTAAATACTCTAAAATATTCATTTGATGACTTAAACTCGGATTTAAATGCTATATCACAATTTTCTAAATTTGTTCCATATGGAGCATTATATTCAAGATCATACTTTTCATTTCCATATGCAGCCATTGATATTTTTCTTAACATGCATGGAATACAAAAGCCACAATGTCCACTTTTAATTTTAATTTTGCGATTATTTCTAGCTTTACCACATGTATTTGTAAACTTTATATTATTTTTGAATTCATCAGACAACTCATTAATCATTTGTCCTTTTGTTTTAAATAAAAAAGGGTGCCTTATTCGCATGTTTAAATTTAAATTTGTTAATAACTGATTTACTAAATACAAAGTTTTAGGATGTGTTGTTTTTGTTGTTTTTCTTGAATCTAATTCTGGATTTAATGATAATACGCCATTTTCATATAATAAAATTTCATTAATATTATACATCGAAGCAGTGGCACAAGCCAATGCAAAAAACAAAAATGATCTAGTTCTTTGAGTATGCTCTTCTTTTGTTATATTTAATGTATTGAACCTTTTAGATACTCCTTTATATTCTTTTATTATATTATGTATCTCGTTGAGGCCCTTTGTTTCGAATTTGTTAATCTTATACCCACAATATATAGATTGTACTTTATTCTCTACATTTACATATGAGCCACAAAATGAATCTAATCCTCCTGAAAGTAATGTTACATTATCAAATGCTGGAGTTGTGATAAACGATTTTATATAAAACTTTGGCAATTTTGAATTACAATTAGTAAATTCAATATTCCATCTATCTCCAGATAAAAAATTTCCAATCCGTTCTAATAATTTTTTTTGGCTGGTCCATATTTGCGCATTTGTTACAGGTACAATTACATCTATATTTCGTGGTTCATCTTTAGAATTAACCTTATTACTTACATCCTCTATAAATATTTTAGCTGCTACATCTATAAAATCTAGAAAAATCTCATCTCCTATATTTTCCAATCCTTTTCCATTTAGTAATATTTGCGATGGTAAAAAGCTGTCACCAATCAATAATTCATTACTAGTATTTTGCCTTGAATTATTCAAAGTTACTTTCCTTTATATTTTCGTTTAATTTACTCACTTTTTCAATTAATGCAGCTAATTCTATCTTTTTTTCTATATAATTTTTGATTGGTTTAGACATATATGATTCTATAGTATTATTAGCAAATTTTTTTACTCTATCGCGGAAATCTTTAGTATGTATTTCATCATAAATTTCTATTAATGCTTCATTAATATTTTCCATGATTAGCGAATATAATAAATTACACATAAATTTTTTTATAAATTCCTCACTATTTAATAAATTATTAAGTATAATTTCAGCCATAGTTGCTTTGAATGCGGCTAAGATTAATCCATTTTCTATTTCTTGATTCTCTTCAACTTTGTCCAAAATAGCTTCAATAATTTGTTCAATTTTAATTTTATCATGTATTATATTTTCTTCTAACTTAATATCATATTCAATACCATAGTCTTTCCCAAAGTTTCCAGAACTTAAAGCAGATATTCCTGACATCCCTCCAGCAACAAGATTTCCAAAGTCTTTATCTCCAAAATATTTTTTTGCTTTTTTCATTCTAATTGTTTCATTGATTACTTTAGGTAATGTTTCATCTAATTCTCCTTTTGAATCAGAAATTATCTTTTTTATTCTTTGTTGTATCTTTCTAGTTGATGATCCCACGTTTTCTCCTCCTATGATTTATAATTATTTAGAATTACTAAACATATTTACATATTCTATACAAATCATACAATTCCTCTTATTTTTTATATATACAACAAAAAATGAATATTAACATTTAATTTATCAATAAAAATCTATTTTATATCATAAAACCAATTACCTAGAGTTGATTTAAGATCTAAACATTTATCCATAGACAAAGTTTGTGTTTCAATCCATATACCTTTTGAATCTGACCTAACATAGCACCTAATGCCATTGAAATAGCTTAATACATATTCCATGTCTACTCCCTCGAATGAACCATCGCCTTTATAGCCATTTGGAAGATAATTAGTTCTTACATAACCAGTTACCTTCATTAATACTCCATCATTAAACTCATTTATGTCACAAGCTGTACTTATACCATTGATTGAACCTGTTTCAGTATATTGATGTCCTATTCTATTGTTAAAAAAATTATCTGGCAAATTCCATGGATCATTGTTATAATTAGCCTCCCATAATGGGTAGTCAGCTATTCTATTATCTAAGTTATCAACAAAACCCGTATAAGTATAAATCCCTATATTCATATTAGATAACTCTTTGAATTTAGAAATAAACCTTACTACATAATCCATTAAACCATCAAAGACGCTTTCTACATCTAGCATAGGAATAAGGTCATTAGATTTATCTTTAATAGCATTATAAAAGCTAGCTGCCTGGCTTTCTGGTGAACTAGTTCCTACTAAAAAGTGATAGAATCCTGTTTTTAAACCCACGTAATGTGAATTAGAATAATTAGTATCTAAGTAACTGTCTTTATATGTTGTTCCCTCTGTAGCTTTTATATATACAGCTTCAACTCCTTCTGCTTTTACCTGGTTAAAATTTATATTTCCATTGTTATTACTTATATCTATACATTTCATTGTTTGTTCATCCTTTCTTATTTATGATAAAAAATAAGAGCAGCCATAAAGACCACTCTGAATATTAAGCTTATGCCACAGTTTCTTGAACTGTATTTACTACAGTAGATTGAGCATTTATGTTAGCTAATTTATTTTTTAGATCTGAATTTTCAGCTGTTAATTTAGAATTACTATCTTGTAGCTGTTTTAAAATTGTTGAATTATCCAATACAGCTTGTTTACCAGCATTAACACTTCCTGCAACAGATTGTCTTAATTTATCTACATCATCCTGTTTCAACTCGGGAAATTCTTTTAATAATGCTTGATTAAATGTATCTATCTTTGATGATAATTTTTCCTCAATAGATTGTGAAATTCTAAAGTTTTCATCTACCATATCCCATATTTGCTTAGCTACAGTAATATAATTTTCATTCTTTAAAATTAATGTTTCTACTCCAGCCTTTTCAAGTTTTGCTTCTACTAATTTTACTAAAATTGTTATTAATGCTTTTATCATTTTACATCACTCTCTTTCTTATTTATTAAATATTCCTGTTTGAACTGCATAAAAAAAGAAGCTTATTAAAGCTCCTCCAATAGCAGTTATAAACCACTTCATCATACTTGTTAAATTTTTAAGATTTTCACATAAATTCTTTAGTTCTGTTTTAAGCTCCCTTCCATCCTGTTCAAGTTTATCTAGCCTATCCCCATGATTATTTAACCTTTTATCATGTGTTTCTAATTCATGTTTTACCAATTCGTCATTCATGTAGCACCTTCCTTGCCTCAAAATTTATAAAACAAGCAATAAAAAAGTACCTTATTGGCGCTGATCTATTGCTTATAATTTTTTATTTAATAGTTCGTCCAATTTTCCTAGTATGTAGCAACATAAAAAGACACCTACATTTTCTGTAAGTGTCTCCTATATACTTAAAATTCTATTATCTTACTTCAAACCAATCTATTTGATCATGTACTACATAATCTTTGTAAGTTCCTTTTGTAAACTTATAAGTAGCTGTCAATGAATGATCCTTATCTCTATTTTCAAACCAAGATGTAAATTTATTAATTTCATCTTGTGATACAGTGTATTGTTTTATCTGTCCATCTACTAATTCAATTAATAAATTAGCATCTCCAGTTGGATCAGTTGGTTGAGGATCATCTTTTTTAGTTACGGTAACTGTACATGTTGCACTTAAATTGCTTCCATCTAATGTTGTAGCTGTTATTGTTGCTGTCCCTGCTCCTATAGCTGTCACTTTTCCATTTGAATCTACTGTTGCAACAGAAGTATCAGATGAACTCCATTTAACACTTATACCAGCCGGAGTTGTTGTTGCTATTAAAGTCTCTGAATCATCTATTGTCAAATTTGTAGTTGACTTATTTAAGGAAATTGACTTATTTTCTTTAGTCACATTTACAGCACATGTTGTAAATACTTTACTTCCATCATCTATTGTTGCAGTTATTGTACAAGTTCCTTCTTTTATTCCAGTAACTTTGCCAGTTGAATCTACAGTTGCAATTGAAGAGTCACTAGATGCCCAAGTCACTTCTACTGCTTCTGGAGTTGTTGTTGATATAAGTTGTTCAGAACTCTCTATTGATAGATCCATGGATGATTTATTTAATGATATAGAATCATTATATGTTAACATTTCTCCATCTGCATCTATATCTAAAGCATCTAAATATAATCGTTTATTTGCTAAATTTTTAATTTGAACAGAATGAGATGTTTTGTTTAGTCCTGAAACTTCAAATACTAGTATCTTATCCCCTGAATTCGAATAATTTTGATTCAAATCATAATGTTTCCCATCTATTATTAACTTATTATCATATTTATTCACACAATTCACACTAACAGAAGCTATTAATCTTAATTTTGAACCATAAAATTCAAAATCTACATCTGAATTTGGAGTCACAGTATAATGTATTGTTGAATCACTCCAATAACTGCCATTTATTGTGTCCCATGTTCCAAAATATTTTAATTTAGAATTAGTATCATCAATTCTTTTCCAAGTATCGTCTTCTTTTTGTGATAATTGTTGACCAACTGTAGCTGCATTAGCTCCGCTCACACCATATATCATTCCAATTCCTATAATAGTTAATACCATCATAAACATTATACTAAACTTTTTAAAGTAATTTTTCATTTATCATTTCTCCCTTATTTTCAATAATAAATGAATGCGCATTCTATATATTTATTTTAGTTCTAATACCAGTTAAATCCAACAACAATCGTAATACAAATTCCTTTATATCTAAGAAATTCAGTAAATTTTTACATGTTTCGTTATCAATATTTATACTATCTTACTTAAAATGGATAACAAAAAAAGACCTTTTATTTAAGCCTTCGATGTTATCTACTCTTATTTACTTGTACATCCTATTCTCCTTAGGGCGTAGCAAAAATATCGCAAATTCATTGAATAATACGATATTTTAATTTTTTATATTTAATTTTACTTATTAATCCTGCTACGCACTAATATGATAGCCTGTAACTTTATTATCATGTAGTATTTTAATTGTTCCTTCCACGCTGGCTGCACCTGGGATAGTTCGAGTTGATGTTCTTGAAGCTCCAGGATTAATTGTATCAAATGATTTATCAAGGGTTTGAATTAACCCCCCACCTGAATCATAAACATTAAGTGAGTATTTTGCAGTTATTGGACTTGAAGAGGTATTTTTCACAGTAATGTCAAATCCAGTTTTTGTGAACTTGATTGTAGTTTCTGAGTACGCATTACTAGCAGAACCAGGACTTGTACTAGTGTTAGTGCTAGTACTTGCAAAAACTGTTGTAGTAGGCAATTGTACTGAGAATCCTATAGCTACAGTTAAAGCTAACATAATTGAAATAATCCTTTTTTTCATCATAAATGTATACATCTCCTTTTTTACTTTATATTGAAATTATACATTATTTTTAATATTATGTCAATTATTTAGTTTTTACTTCATATTTTACCTATGATGCACTATTATTTGTATTAGAATCCTTAGTGGCATCAGTAACTACAACATATTTGCTCTCTGCTAATTGCATCAACTTTGTATATTCATCCTGTGTAATTACATTAAATGCGAAGAATACCCCCAGCTTCTTTTCTACATCATCCTTAGTTTCATAAAATTTGTTGATAATAAGATTTTCCATTATTGATCCCATTTTACATACCTCCATTTTCTTTTAATAATATTTGTTCTTGTAAATCTGCCAATTGTGCTTGAGTTTCTAGTAATTGATTTTGTGTTTTTTCTAAATCTGTTTTTGGCATATCTTCAAGTATTGGTATATGAGGTGTCTTGCTTATATCAATACTTTTTAAGATTTTACCTTCAGACACTTCTGTTTCTAAGTACTGTATACCACCTTGTGGAACTTGATACATTCCAGACATTTGTAAATAAATATATCCTGTATCATCATAAATAATTAATGTTTTCATATTTCACATTACATCCTTTCAAAAAATATTTTTAATAATATACCGTAACATCAATCCAAATAGGGTAAGTATTACCATAGCCCATTGTTTTTATAGTAAATCCGTTTGTAACAATTTGTATTCTTGCAAGATTAGCATCATAATAAGTAAATGCTGGGCCTGATTCAGTTTGTGTATTTATCAAAAAATTAATTCTTGCTTGTTCATATAGACCAGGGTACGTTGGACAAGAAAAATAACTTCCAGTTATCATTATTGGTGTAGCAGGAACTGAATATGACGTTGAAACTCCTGAAGAACTCTGAGCTGGAACGCTTAAACGATTAAAAACCATTTTTCTTAAGCCCCCCAAGCTTGTAACTGTTGCTTGACCAGCTAGTCCAAATATACTTTTACCAATTACAATATTTGCAGGATCAAAACCACTATCATCATAATATATTCCCGTTCCTCCTGCTGGGTCATAGTATCCTTTAGGTGGATACATATGCAATCTATGTGTACCAACCATTGGAACTCCTGAATACTGCCAAGCACCATAATTGTTAGGCATATTACCTATAACCTTATTTCCGCTTATATACGCAGTTTGTCCATTTAATATTTGTCCTGCTACTGCATTAGCATCTGCTGTATCTACAACACTTGCTTTTCCACTAACACCATTTATACTTACTCCACTTTTTATATTTCCACTTACTAAATTACTTAAATCTAAAGTCCCTACTAATCCAGTGTCATTGTCATTACTAAATTTCTTTCCGGCTAGTACATTGGCTGCTACTGCATCACCTTCTGCACTAGCTTTAATAAAAAAACAATCACCTGCTTGGTTATACCAAACTGTATATGCCTTCCCAGCGATTAAATTAGGTGCTGTTGTTGTTCCTGGTTTATATAGTTTCTTACCATTTAAAGTTGTGGCAGCTCCACTATTATTCGCACTTGCTATAAAAGTAATTGGATATCCACTTACTAATGTTCCTTTGATTGTTACTGTTAATGCAGTTCCTGTTCCGCCTGCTGTTTGGTACACAAAATCTGACAATTGCGTATTAATTAAATTTATTGAGCTAGTTAAAGTTTTAATATCTTTCTGAGTTGCAAGTATTATTGTTGGATCTACTTTTAAATTTATAGTTGATGTATTTGATACCTCTAGAATAAGTCTTATTAACATTTCTTTAGTAGTACCATCTTCAAAAACTGGTTTATAGCTTTCAGATAATTTACTTATAGCTATAAGATTATTATTTTCATCAAATATTCCAGCTTCTCGTATATAGAATCCTCCAATATCTGCAGGTAGTACAGTATCTACAACAATCCAATTAGGATTATCTTCATCTACATAAACACTTCCTATAGGACCTTCCCATTTTGTATTTACTAAATCTGTCTGAGATTCTGTAGGTTCATAATAAGCTCCTTTACTATCGCCTACTTTAAACTTAGTAAAGTTTACTTTAGTTCCCATAGGGATACTATTTGCTATTTTTGCTTTACCTATATCTGTTATAAGTGTATAACAATTTTCAGCCATTAATTGATCTCCTTTCTTGGATATATAGTTATATTTTCAGCGCCACTAGGTTGTAGAGAAACAATATCTATTTTTGCCTTAGTTTCAATACTTCTTGCCACATAAGGATAAACAATTATTTCTTCACTTGATATATTGACTGCACCAAAGTATAAATTGCTTTTAGTTAAAGGAACAATCTTATATTTAACTCCTAAATGTGAAGGCTTCACTTTCTTTACTGTTGCATATACGTCATTTAACTCGCTTGGAAAACCTTCTTCACTTAACAAATTTATTTCAAATATATATGGAGCTACATTTTCCCTAATGTATATATCTGCATCAATAAATTTTTTTATAATATTCGCCATTCTATCAGGATTTACAATATATTTGCTTTGAAGCTTAGTTATTACCTTAGCTCTTCTAATGCTTATATCTTCATTATGATTAGTAATAAGACCAAGCCTCTGTTCCCATATATCAATTCCCCATGTAGCTGATTGCGGAAAAAATTGATTTCTTATATCATCAATTTGAATTTCAGATAAATCAGCTTCACTTCCTATAGCTTCAAAAATTGATTGCATTAACTCGTTTCTCTCATATATAGGTGAAACACTTTCATACATTTCTTGTCCTTTTGATGATTTTATCATGTTATATTAACCACCTCACCCATAACTGGCACTTGATCTGTTAGTCTTATATTTACTATTCCATCATTTACAGTAAGACTATTAAAGTCTTCTATGCCTTCCTCTGATAAAATATAAGATCCTATAATTGTGTAGATGGCATTATAATTTACAATGCCATTAAGTTTGATTTTCTTAAGATAAGCAGCAACTTTTTCTTTTAATCCACTTAATATCGATGAAGAATCAAACCCACTTGTAAATATGAATTTAGCTTTAACATTAACTGCGATAGTTGTTGGAGTGGATATTGTGACAATAGCTCCAATAGGTGCTTTTCCGCCTCTATTTTGTCCTGGAAGTTTATCAGGATAAATATAATCTTTAACTGATTTTGTCAATTCTGCTGTAGCAGGTTGTCCGTTCTTATCTAAGATTAATAATTTAACTGTACCTGGACCATTCCATTCTGCTATTGAGTACGCAGAGCCAACACCATCAATTTCTAAAGCCCATCTAACATAATCGCTATCTGCACCACTTAATTGTTCCTCTTGTTCAGCAGCAATAACCCTTTCTCTGTAATGTTCTTGATCCTCAATATCTGTTCCACCTTGGAATTTTTCTGAATTAGTTACAGACTTAACACCATTAATTGATGTTATTAATAGTGTTATGGTATTAGGTTCTACATTTCCTATGCTCCCAGCAATTAAACATTTGGTAGGAACTGTAGCTATTCCTGTGGTATCAATAGTCACGTTTTCTAATACATCAAATTGAATCGATTCTTTTTCATCAGTGGAAGGTGTTCCAACTATCTTATTTTTTAAAATTATAGTTCCTGGCTCTCCTACAACCTGCACATTTCCAATAGATTTTGTAGCTTGATTTTTATATATCCCTTTACATTCTCCTAGATATTCTAAATAGATTCCTGATGCAGTTTGTGGATATGCTTGCTTTAATGCATTTTGCACTTGTATTTTTAACATTCTTTCTTTTTCTTCAGCACTTGGCCTTGTTGCATCCCAAAAAATATCCCCCTCAATAGTCGAAACATTATCAGGAGCCTTGGCTAACATTCTTGCATGAATGTCTTCAACACTTTCATTCAAAAAATCTGGAATAGGTAGTTCTATAGACATTTAATCACCCCATTCTATTTTTAGTCATAAGCACTTTCTTTTGTCCTTGTACAGTTGTTATTTCATACTCATAATTAACTTCTCCGTTACCCCAATTAAAAGTAAAGTTATCTATATCTGCAGTCATTGGATGAACCATTAATGCTTCTCTGGTAACTCTTTTTATTTCAAGTTCCATTGCATTCTGATCTAAACTAGAACCTATAATATCTTTCCCATATCTATTTGAATAAGATTTATATTTATATCTTGCAGTTTGCATGGCTTTTTCACACCACTGAATATAACCATCAAATTCATCAAGTATTTTGATTGTCCCATCTGGATTCTTAATAAATTCTCCAGTTTCAAAATCAATAGCATAAGATCCTTTAAATTCAATGCTCGAATCCTCAATTAAATTAGTTGATTCAAGGCTACCATTAGGAAATAAATTAGCCATTTGAAACCACCCTTCCAATAACTACATTATCAGCACCAAATTGAGCCACAAGGACTTTATCTCCTAATTGTAATTTTTTTAAATTACCAGGAGTTTTAATTTCATGTGAATGCTCACTTGCTGATTCTGTATTATAGCTATCTGCTAACATTAGATAATCAAGAACCCTATATTCAGTAAATTCATGTTTAAAATTATCTAATTTAAGGCCAGTTTCTGTTATAGTACCAAGAGTGAGTCCTGTTCCATCTATTGCACCTCTAATTGCTTCATGTGTATTGTTATCCATTAACCTTTTGATTTCATTAAATACGTCTCCTTCATGATCACTCACTATAAAATTTCCTCCTAACATCCTCAAATTTCATAACTGTTAAGTTCATCTTTTCACCACTACCTAGATTATGTGTGATTTCAGTTATAATAAATGTTTCTCCATAAATGCTGACGTTATCTCCGGCTCTTAAAACATTTATATCTTTACAACATTTTAGAGATTTACTAGTTTCTCCCGAAGAAAAAAGACAATTAGCTTTAGCTTGTGCTTTAGCATAACTGTCTATTTTGTCATCATCTACAATTTTCTGTAACGTTCCATATAGATCTGTATTATTTTTAAATACTCCTATAACAGGTGATAATGTAAGTTCCTTCTCATTTCCACTGGTACTGGTAGATTTACTTTTTTTCTTAGTTTCTTCTTTTCCTAATACTTTAACTTGTGTTACAGCTCCATCTAAGCTATCTTTTGCATCTAAATCCTCAATAATATTGTCTAACTTATATATTATTGAATTTGAACCTAATTCAACTAGATCTAAACTTGTATCCATTCTTAACTTAAAAAGATTTCCACCTTTTTGAGCTGTTTCCTTTAGATCTTTTTTTATCATACTATAGAGAGATTCTTTTCTCTTATCCTTAGTGAGCCCTATTTCTGTACCAGCAAATGAACCTATTGGGATTCCCCAATCTTTACAAATAACTGTAGCCCTTGTATTAGCTGTTTGACCATCTGCCCATAAATACTCATCTTCTGATTCTTCTATAACAACAGTTCTTTCCTTACCTGTTATTGTTATTTTCTTTGATTTTTTATTCTTACTTATATCCCAAATAACACCACTAAAAATTTGAATACACTGCCTATTATCATAAGCATTATCAAAAAGCTCTATCGAATCACCTTTCGTAATTCCTATGTTTTTTAATTCATCAGTTTCAATAAGAGAAATGTTTAATGTGTATGCTATTCCATCTATAGCCTCTTTAAGTGTTATAGATTCACTTAGAATTTGTATTTTATATTTATTCTTAAGTATTAAATCCACTAAATCACGCCCTCGTTACATAATCTAAGCATATACAGCCACCATGATTTCCATAGTAGCAATCAGCCCAATTTCCTTGCTGTCTATAAATAGTCAATACAGTTTCTTTTGAAACACATCCTATGATTTCATAAGATGTTCCACATCCTTTTCTTACATTTAGAGCACTTGCCGTAACTTTAACTTTATCTCCATCCTTATACTCATTTGAGTAAGTATTGGATCTATTGTTTTGAAGTCCTCCTGAATAATTTGATGAATCATTTACTGTTTCTATTTTTAATTCTCTATATGTTCTAAATGTAATACTATAATAGATATCTCCAACTTCTCCACTTCTAACTTCTGGAATAAACTTACTTATATTAACCAATTCATTTATATTTAAATCTGTTATTATAAGCCTCACATGAGTATCTGAATCCATCCAAAAATTAATTACATTTATATACTCTTGAGGTGTTGAAATACCTGTGTATTGGCAATAGGAATCATATTCTTTAGGGAAAAATGAATCAAAGCTTATTTCTCTTATTTTGTTACCCTTTTGTGAAATATCAACTTCTCCAAAATCAATAATATCTGCAGTTGTATATCTTTTCTCTTTTTGATTAGAAAGTCTATTAAGTGGATTAACTGGAAACTGAATAGTATAATTTTTTGATTCATCTATTAAATAAATATCCAATATATATCAGCTCCTCTGAAATTTAGATATAATAAAAAGCACCTATTTTTTAATATAAGTGCTTTTTATTATACATTTTAGGAGATCATAATAATTCTTGCAATATTACATAATTAATAATAAAGATTTTAATTAATTGTATTAGCAAATGGCTTATATTCTCCTTGACTTAATTTAAATATTATCGAACCATGTGACTTTTTATTGCTATCTTGTATAAAGATGCATATATCATTTATACCAATTTCTTTCATTCTAGTTTCTTTCATTATAGTTAGAGAGCAAGCTGCTTCTTCTGTTTCTTTTATATTTTTTAGTAGATTCATATATATTAATAATGATTTTTTATCATCCTTCCCATATATACTAAAGACCTTCATATTGGGATAACTGCTTTCTATTTCTTTTGTTATATCTGTATATGCCTGTTTATTTTGTTCTGATTGTTTTTCGCATTCATTATCATAAGTATTTTTTTCTTTTCTTAATCTCTCGATATCAGTCTTTATGTTTTTTCTTTCAGATTCATTCATTGAATCATATTTTTCATCTAAGTCACTATATATTGTATAATCACTACCGCCAATTAAATCTTCATATGATTTTTTTAAAACGGTCTTTTCTTCTGCAGTAGGGTTATATAAATGTTGACTGATAGTCGTATTAGATGTTTGAACAGGTTTATTTTTATCATCATAAATGTTCCAAGATATAAAACAAATGATACTAAAACCTAGGACTACAATAATTCCTAACGACAGCTTTCTGATTAATTTCTTATTCATTAATGATTCCCCCTTATATACCATATTGTACCATAACATTATTTATTTTTTAATGTTTGTATAAGCATCCCTTAGTTTTCTTCCGACTTCTTGAGTTACTTCACAAATTATTCCTTCAATATCTTGATTACTATTGTTTATTTGAACATCTACTTGTACACTATTTCCACCACCAGCGACTTGAACTTGCTGTGGTTTAACTAATTGGTATTGTCCTTGCTTAACTTGGAAAGGCTCATCATTTTGATTATCTTTAGATTTTAGCAGATTAGTGGTTTCTTTGTTATTTAAAACTTTTTCTCCGCCCTTAAAATTATAAAGTTTTCTTCCTAAAACTAACTCCATTCCTCGTTCACCAACTGAATTTATTCCAGATGGTGCATTGTCTGTTCCAGCATAATGTTGAGGTACACTTTTTACAATTTCTGATGCTGCCTTAATTGCACTATTAACAGAATTTGTCCCTATAGAACTTGCTGCTCCTGAAAGTACTGTTGTTATTTGAATAGTTCTACCATCCATTTTATTTATACTGTCTTCAAGTTGGTGCATACTAGTTATTGTTCCATCTACATTACTAATAATTTGAATTGGATGGTTATTTACATCAACAATACCAGTTACAGTTCCATCCGTTGCAGTTTTTATCTCTTTTAATTCTCCAATTAAATTACCATTTGAGCCTATTAATTGGTTGCCTGATAACTTACTACCATTCAGAATATCTAATGATCTATTATTATCAAGTCTATTACTTTCGCTAGATTCTGCCCTTGCTTTAACTTCTTGTTTCAATTCATTAGTATATCCACCATACCATCCTTTTGTTTTACTAAAAACTCCAGCAATATCACCAGTTTTTTTATCTATTGTTGCATAAATATCTTCCATTTCTCCACTGGAAGTATTTTTGACTCGATACCATCCTTCTTTGGTTATCTGATCAATGTTTTTAAAGTTATTTTTTAAAAAACTTATTCCTTTTTGTGCTGTTTTATCTTCAGCTGATAATATGTCCCCAGTTCGTTCATTTAATTCTCCTTTAGCACCTGAATAATTTTTATATAGTGTTGCTAAGTCTGAATCTTTGCTTTTATCCACTTCGCCTAATGCCTTATCACGTGCAGATGTAGTTTCATCTATTGTTTTTTGTAATACAGCTTTCTTTTTAGGATCCGTTTCATTTTTAAGAAGATATTTATTTCGGCCAATTGTACTGTCATAATCTTTTTGAATTTTTTCTTTTGTATCGTCATATTCTTTTATTCTCTCTTTTAGTACGTCACTTGCACCATTTAATCCACTTACTTGTTCTGCACTTCGTTTGAATTTATTATCTAAATATTCCTTTTCTCCAGCATTCTGTGCATTAGCATATTCTAGTTTGATTTTCTCTAGTTCTGCTGCTTTTTCTTTCAATAATTGTAGATCACTATCCAATATTTTGCCATGATTTTTTATAGCATCATCACCGATTTTATACATTTCATCTCTTATTGTAAGCTCTTTGTTTACACCATCTTCATAATAAGAATTTATGTAATCTAAAGTGCCTTGCTCAGCTGTACTTGTAACGCCATCTAAACTAAATGTTTTTTGAAATTCGCTTTGAATTTCTGATTGCTTTTCTTTCATTGCATTGATGCCTTCATAAGCCATATCATTAAACCAATTCTTTAACTGATTATTTTTAGTTTCATTGAATACTCCATCACCTAATAATTTATTTAGATTCATGTCTAATTTCAACAAGTTTTTTGAAGAATCTTCTGCTGCTTTTTTAAAAGAATCAGATACAGTTTCTCCAAAATCATCATAGATAAGACCATTATCAACCAATTCTTTCTTTGATTTTAATAGTCCACCATTTAATGTATTCATTATTTTTTCCATGGGCCCTAATTCTTCTGTAGTTGTAGTAATACTTTTCTGCATTAAATCATTGTTCGCAACAACTGCAGCTCCAATAAGACCAATTGAAGCAGCTACAGCAACACCGGCTGGAGAGAATAGAAATGGTAATAGCTTTCCTGCAATTCCTATTTTAGAAATGCCATCCGCTACTTCAGCTGTTTCAGCCACAACTTTTGCGCCCTTTAGAGTATTTACTAACGTTGATATGCCAGAGATAGTATTTCCTATATTTCCAACTGTACTTAATACAGTAAAAGCTGCTCCCAATCCTATTACAGTTTCAGCTAAAGATTTGATTTCATTAGTGTGTTTGCTAATGTAATCAACCATTTCAACTACCTTATCTGTAATAGTTGGCATCTTCCCAGTGAGCCAGGTTACAAATTCTTTTGCATATGGTGCTAATTTTTCCCCTAAAGTGATTTGCATATGTTCTACTGCTGCTTTTAACTTAATCCATTGTCCATTTAAATTATCAAGTTTGGTGTCAGCCATTTGTTGAGCGGCTCCATTAGCAGTCTTAAGTTGTTCACTTAAATCACTAACGCTTTTCCCACCTTGATTCATTAATGCTAGTACCCCAGACATACTTTCAGTACCAAATATAGTACTTATTACGTCTGCTCTTTGTTGGCTCGTTAACTTTTTAAGTGAACTATTTAAATTGTCTACAACACCGCTAAGTGGCTTCATATTACCTTTTGTATCAAATGCATTAATGCCATACTTCTTCATAACTTTTGCAGCTTCGTCAGTTGGACTTGCTAGTCTTGCCATAGTTTGTCTTAATACGGTACCTGATTGTGATCCTTTGATATTTGCATTTGAGAGTAGTCCTACTGCCGCAGCTGTATCTTCAAGAGAAATTCCTAAAGATTGTGAAACTGGAGCGCAATATTTCATTGCTTCACCAAGATCAGTAACATCTGAGTTAGTAGCGCTTGCAGATAAAGCAAGTACGTCTGCTACATGACTTGCATCACTAGCTTTTAAACTAAAAGCTTTTAAGGTACCACTTGCAATATCTGTTGCAGCTGCTAAGTCTAAATCACCAGCACTTGCAAGATTTAATAATCCTGGTAATGCACTTATTGTTTCATCAACTGAAAAACCTGCCTGTCCTAGTAATTCTTCGGCTTCTGTTACATGCCTAGCGCTCCATGCGGTTGTTGAACCGAACTTCTTTGCTGATGCATCCAATTGTTTCATCTGACTATCTGTTGCATTAGTTACTGCCTTAACATTTGATAAACCTTTTTCATATTCGGAATATGTTTTTATTGATGTACCTATCCCAATTCCACCTGCAGCTATTACACCAGCTGTTCCTAGAGCTATTACTTTTTTAGCTCCAGCCTTAATCCATCCACTTATTTTCCCTTGAATTTTATCAATTGTTCCACTAGCCTTATCTATTGCTTTAACATCAACTTTAGCTTCTTTTATTTTCTTTGTCTTGCTTTCTATTTTATCTACTTTAGCTGAAGCTTCATCTTTAAGTTTTGCAGTTACGGTCACATTAGCACTTTTAAACTTATCTATTTTGGAATTTATTTTATCCATTTTATTTGATGCTTGATCATTTAATTTTGCTGTTGGACTTGCAGTTAATTTGCTTAATACTTTGGTTTTCTTTTCAATTTGTTGTGTCATTCTATCCATTGCTGAAAGTTTACTTTTAGCCTGAGAATCCCCACTAACACCGACCTTTATATCAAGCCTATATATTTCTTTATTTGCCAGAACTATCACCTCCTAGCCGGAGTATTTCTTTTATTATTTTCTTCAACTTCATATGAAGAAAAAGCCAAAACTAATTTCCTGGCCATGTTATTATTAGCTACTCCATAGAACTTGTGAGGCAGCACATTATGCATTGAAAATAAATTATATAATGCAGTTATTGTGCCACCCCAAGTTATTAGTTTTTTATGTCTTCTTTCTCCTCTAACTCATCATTAAATCCTGATAGTTCAAGAACTTTATTAGCTAAAAATGATCTTTCTCCAGGAAGTAATCTTTTCATAATATATGACTTCCCATCACTTGCTTTTTTTGATTTTAATAATTCAGGATTATTCCAATTAAAATTTGTTGTTGCTTCAACAATAAGTCCTGCATCAAATTCGGTATTGTTGACTTCTCTTATCCATTTACCATTTTCCTTTTTCTTTTTAGTACATTCTTCTCTAATGTTATTTATTTGAGCATCTTTTAATCCTTGTAGGTGTATTTCAATTCCTAATCTTGGCACTTGAATAATAGCTGTAGGAATATCTTCATTTCCCATTAATTTTGCTAATATATCCTCTTCTTTCATTGCTAATACTTTGTCTTGCTCTTCTTTTTTAATACTCATAATAAAAATCCTCCTAAAATTTATTCATAATAAATGCAAGGTACAATGCCCCTTGCTTGGCTTATTTCTAATTATTTCTAGTCAGCTTCTATTGGATCAACTAATTCGTAATCATCATAGGTAAAAGGAGTTTCTTCTTCTACTAGATCTCCACCTTTGAAATTTACCAAGCTTATCTTATCGGCCATACAACCAATAAGCCTTATTCTTTCATAACCATAAGCTTCTGGGTCTTCTAAACTTGTTAAAACTTCAAACTTTTTAAATCCTTGTTGTATCATTTTTGATGTTATATGATATCCTTTTATAGTTCCTGAACCTTTTGTGGCACCTCTTTTATACATTGTTCTTGTGCTGCCACATGTAACTACATCCTTTTTTTCCATTTCTTCAGTTGCAGTACACTCATTTACATTGCTTTGCCATTCTCCATCGATGAAAACTTTACCGTATGAGCCATTACAAATTCTACTTGCATCTAATACGTCCATTTATATCACCTTACCTTCCTTATTATTTAGTAACATTCCCTGTTCCATAAACTCTTTTGATAACATCAACATACTTAGCACTCCATTTCCAAAAGAATTCATCACTTTCTGCATTTACTTGTAACTGTTTATCAATTTCTACTGTAAAATCTGCAGCTATTACACCTGCTTTATAAAGTGTTTCAAAGTATTGTTTTAAAGCACATAATATTAATGTTCTTCCAGTATCATCATTAGGTGTTTTGCCATTGAAATCTTTCCTCTTAAGAGCTGTATCACCATCAACTGCATTCATAAATTTAACAGCTCTGATAGTTCCAAATACATCTGTTTTTTCATCTGTGTAATTTTTAAATGTATTAACATCATCAACAACTATTACATCATCAGCATCTTTTGCTAAAACTAACGTTCCAGCCTTTAATGCTGCTGCAATATCAGTTTTCGAAAGCCTTGGCTGTATATCATCAAAGATAGTAACTGCATTACATATACTATCTTTTAATCCGGAGCCTGTTGCTAATGCTGCTATATATACTGCTACTTCTGCACTAGAATATGAAGTACCATCATAAGTAGCGTTTGGAGCAAATATATTAACTACATCTTCATGATTAAGTTCTTTACTTTTTGAATTTGCTTGATCTAATGTATCATTACCTGGTCCACCAACAAATGCAATAATATTAATTCCTTCATTCTTATTTTTAATTACCCAAGCTTTTATACTTGCTTGAAGTGATTGATCTGTCACTCCATCTAGAACAAATCCATCCATTCCATATCCCTCAAATACACTCATAGCATCTAAGTAATTTTGATTAGTTATGCCAGCTGTGCCATCATTTCCACCAGATAATTTTTGATTTGTTATAGTAGCTAATATACCTGAAGTTGTTCCGACTTTACTAGCAATTAAGTATTCATTTTCAACATTAGAATTGATAGCAACTATAACATCATCAACTGATCCACTCAATGCACTCATTGAAAATAACTGAACAGTACCTTCAAATAGGAGAAAATCTATTTTGCTTGAATCTGCTAAATTAGTTCTAATTGTTACATTAAAATCTCTTGTTGTTGGATATTTAGTTTCTAATTTTATTGCATCTGCTGCTGCAGTATTTTTAAGAATTGTAGTAGCGGTTTTTTCTGTACCGTCAGCCAATCTATAAAATAGAACTGCTTTAGGTTGTCCAAGTAAAGCTAATCTTCCCAATTTATATGCTGTATAGTTTGGATCTTCGCCAAATGTCTTTTTTAGTGTATTTTCTGAGGTTGAAGTTACAGTTATTGTTGTAACTGTATTAACTGGCCCCCAATTAGCTTTAACTGGCATAGCTAAGATACCATGAATACCTGTTCCTATTCTTTCTTGAGCTATATTTTTAAATCTGTTATACCATCCTGGTATCGTTGGCCTATTTTTTTCATCCCAATTGCCTGTAGCCATTATCTAACCCTCTTTTCTAAAAAATTTTTAACTATTGTCTGAAATTCTTCCTTAGTGAGTTCAGTTTTTTCACAATTAAATAAAGCACCTGAAACTACTTCTTTTCTGTAGCCAAGTGCTTCTGCGCTTTCTATAAAATCATTAATTGGATATGTTATTTCTTCAACTGATTTATTTGGTTCAGCCACTGTATTCTCCTCCTGTTTTTTATTATTACCTTGAGGTATGTTTGCTGAATCAGCAGTATTATTTTCTTTTTCATCATTAACTGCCTTTTCATCATTCATGATGTTTTTGGTAGTTTGTTCGTCAACGTCCTCCATCTTTTATCACTCCTCATTTAATGATCCTCTGCTATGAATTTTATCAATAGTAGGACCATTATTAATTTGAATCATCTTTCTTCTAGAAAATTTAACTGTTAATTGTCCTTTAGAGAGCATATCAGCTTCTCTATCTTCATCTATACTTTCTATAGTAAGATAACGCTTATCTGCTAAATTTAAAGGGATTTTTAAATCAGAAACAAGCCTATTTTCTATATCATCTAACAAATTATTTATTTCATTTTTACTATTACTAGCAACATGGCATATTATAGTTTTGCTTTCTTTTATTAGAGCATTAGTTTCCCTTTCTTTGCTTTGACTTTTCACTCTCCATAATATTGAAGGTATTTCAAAGCTTTTTGACCAATAGTTTAAGTAAACTTTATGGCCAGTAATTTTATTTGTATATTCTTTTAATGCATCAAGCCATGGATCTAAGTTAACTTCATCATCTTCATGTAGAGCAATAACACTAAATTGTAATCCTCTAGCGATTGCATCCCAGTCAGTATCAACTACATCTTGGCCAATCATACCACCAAATATACAAGTAAATGTTTCATTAGTCTTAGAATCCGTTATGACCTGCATATCTAATGCTTTAATTACCTTGTCAGCTAGTGAATCTAAATTTTTAAAAGTAGTCCTGGTTTCATATAGCCATACTTCTATAGTTCTTTTGAATCCAACTACTTCACCATTATTAGTATCATCGCCCTGCACAACTATTGCATAAGGTTTTAAAGTATCTTTTGTAGGAACATTAGGTTCATAACAGTTTTCTATTTCTGTTACTGTATTTATTATTTTTTCTCTTATACCAGATCTCATAATTAATCCTCCCAATATTGAATTAATTTATTTACAATAACACTTTTATTATTATTTAAAGTATCATGTAAAATTGGCATAGGTTTTATACCTTTTACACTTTTAGCAAAGTGCCTATTCCCTTCAGTATCAACCCAACTTAATATCTTTTTATTAACTGGAAGTATAATCTTATGAGTTGGACCATAAATACCAGTACCATTTTCTAACCATTCTCCATATTCAACACCATGAGCTAAATATAAATTATATTCATGGGCACCACCTTCAACACCACCGTTTATAAGATTTCTTGCATGTGAGCTTCTATCCTTCCAATAGGCTTTAGTCTTAGCTTCATTTACTAATGATGGTATTATTCCAAATTGAATTATCATAGGCATTCCAGCTATTTTTCTATCAATAAAATCCATAACTTTGAAACCCATACTAATCAACCCTTTCAAGATCGCAAAGATACCCACAAATAATTCCTTCAACTTTTTGTGGGTATACTGCTTTAATCTCAAATTTTTCTTTATCATTTTTAAACTTAATTGACTCCTTAGGATTTACTTCTAAATTAGCATCTTTATCTGCTAACATTTTATATCTATTTGTTACATATGATGTTCCTTTATTACTTGAATTGACATTAATTTGTGTACTACCATCATCCAAATAAATTAGGACTGTAATTGTTATATTATCAGTACGTGGTTCAAATGCTCCATCAATTTCTTTCAAAGTAATCTGAGTAAATGATATCTCTGTTGGATTTACTGATATAGCTTTATTAATAGTTCTTATAACCTTTTGAGCACTTAATCTACTCATATTTCATCAGCTCTTCCCATCATGCTCTTATATCCTGTTGTCGGTTTTGTTGGATTCAATACTGCCTGTTCTGCTTCATAATCAGCTTTATATATAGCAGCTAAGTTGTTCCAGTAATCTTTATTACTAGATTTAACTTCTATAGAACCAACTTTTATTTGGTCATCTGAGGCAGCTTTAAGTAAGCAACCTCTCCAACTAGCCTTATTAACACTATTTCCATTAACTAAAAGTAAATTTTTAAGATCTATATCATCAAAATATGGATATTCTTTCTCCTGAAGATTAAGTTTTAATTCTTCTATTGGGTCCATACTATTGACCTCCATTTTCTCCATCGACTTTTCCTTCTTCTTGACCTGCACCTGGATCAACTGGTGGAACAATTTCTTGCGAAACAGCTTCTTTTGGAATATCTATATGCGCAAATGCCTTTAATTCCTTAACATCAGATTCTTTTACTTGAAATTCATCTCCATCTGCTAAAAATTTACCATCATATTTTATGAATTGTTTAGCTATTGCCTTGTAAGTTGTTTCTTCAACTTTCTCTATTACATCAGTATTTGTTTGTTTTTCATTTTTTCCTGCCATAATTTAATTCATCCTCCATATCTAATATAAAATTAAAAAAGCAGCTTAAAAAAACTGCTCTTTATTAACCTACTGTAGCAAAAAAGACTTCATCAGCTCTATCAAAACTTACGATAGGCATTACAGAAACTTTAGTATCAACTGTAACTGGGTCCCATTTAGTATTTGTTGTGACTGCAATACCAGGTTCAATAACTGTAGTATCTAATTTGCTACTTCCATGCGTTAAATCAAATTCTTCTGGTGTAGTACCATATACAGTTTCTCCTAATGTTGCTCCACTCATTAATGTAACTTTACAATCATCATAGTAAGCAACAGGATCTGCACCTTCATATGGATAATAAGTTGTATCTTCTAGGAATATAACAGTTAAATTCATTCTTTCTTTAGCAAATTGTAGAAAATCAGATTGAGAAACTATTCTCAAAGTATTAACATTACTATTTCTAATGTCATCTTTAATTGCTGTGTTAACTAAAAATGTTTCATCAAATGTTTTTTCTGTCATTAACATAATATTAGGTTTAGGGCAATTATCATCTGTCATTATCTTTTGAAACTTTTTTACATCTCCTACGATATCTGCAGTTGGATCAGTCCATTTGTCTGAACCTGTTAATATAACTTTGTGGTTAGCTGGTACACCGTAATCAACAACAACATTTCCATCTGTAGGATCACTTGAATAAATAATTCTACCTGTTTGAATTACTTGTGCTCTCATTTTCTTAGCAATTATTGCTGCACCTTTTATAAGATTTGCTTGACCATCATACACTTGATCAAGAACAGCATTAACAATATTTTCATTGTTACTATTCATAGCATTTATTACTTCTCTTCTTGTTGTTTCATCAATTCCAACTGATTCTTTAAAGAATGGAATTTCTGTTGTTTTAACTTCAACTTTTGCATTTAATGATCTCATTTTAGCAGCTACATCAAATGTTGATTGCCTTAATGCAACAGCTTTCTTTTTAGCACCTTTTGCATTCTCTAATTTAGTTCCAAGAACTTTTCTATTAGGGAAAAGCGTTTGATCTATTGTATCTTCTGTAGGTAATTCTTTAATATATAAAGCAATATTTTTTGAATTGATATAATCTTGTAATTTCATAATTATCCTCCTAAGCTCCAAAGATTATTTGTTTTAATGCTGCTTTTTCTATAGCTGCATTTGTTGAACTAAATTTAACTTGTGACTCGTAAAGTACTCCATGTACAATTGTTGGTACAATTTCAGTAGCATTACCTGGAACTGAATCAGCTGACATAGAATTTTTAAAGCTTATATCCTGATATACAACTCCATATGCATCACTTGATGTTGATGTTGTTGTTACTGGTTTACCAGTAATGGTTAATAAATTTCCTGCTTCTAATACCTCATCACTATTTAATAAACTAGCTACATCTGACTTCTTTACATTGATAGGCAATGAAATAAAATGATCTCCTGAAATTAACCTTAATTTCTTTTGCCCTCCTATAACTTCGAATGAACTTTGATGCATGTTGCATTCCTCCTTAATTAATTATTTAGCAAAATCTAAGATATTCTTAGTTTTACTTGCTTCTGCACGTTGTTTTCCAAGTTTACTAGCTATATTTTCATTTTTACTTGTATCTCTTGTATCATCACCTCCTCCAGTACCAAAACCTCCTGTTCCATTAATAACTTTTTCAAATAGATACTCATGTGATTTTTGTAGTGGTTCTATTTGTTCTTTAAGGCCTATGATGTTTTCACCATCAACTTTAAGGTTTTCTAAATTTAATTTAGCAAGGATTAAATCCTTATCTTTAACATTGTAAGATCCTAAAGCTTTTCCTAAAGCATTATTAAATGTAATCTCATTAAGTTTCTTCTCAAAACTTTCTCTATCATCTTTATTAGCTTTTGTTAAAATATCAATTTCTTTTGTAAGCTCTTCGTTATCCTTAACTTTAGCTTTGATATTCTTAATATCAGTATCTCTTTTCTCAATATCCTTCTTTTGTTGCTCAATTGTTGCTTGGGCAGTTTCATAATCCTTTTTTGCTACATGTTCAGCACCATTTACTAAATCTACATTGTCATATTCTTTCTTTTTGTCCTCTGGCAAAGCATTATAAGCCTGTTCACCTATGATTTCTTTTAATTTTGACATTTTTTATTACCTTCCTTCTTATTTTTTTGTATAATAAAAAGCCTTAATTTCTTAAGACTCCTACTTACTAAATTATTATATAAAAATAAGTCCTATAGCAGCTACTGAACATCCACACCTCTTACGATATTCACATTCACTTTAGATTTATAAGACTTATCTTCTAATATTTTTTAATGCTCTTGTTATATTTTCTGCTATTTCTTCTGTGATTTTTTTTATAGTTTCATTTACCGTAATACAACCATACTCAACATCTCCTACTTTAAAATAATTGATAAATATTTCTGGATTATCTCTAATAACTTGATGGAATCCAATAGCAAAACCCTCAATTATAGTTTCTTCATCTGAATTTTCTAAATCCAATTTTCTTTCCCTAGCTATCCCATGCATAAGTTCATGTAAAAATGTTTGTTCTTGGCCTTGTTTATCTTGTATTGAACTATCTATGTTTATCTTATGATACTCGTAGTTGATCTTACCCTTACATTGAACTGCATCTAAAACAATTGTCTTATCCTCCAGTATTACATCATAATCAATACTACCTATTCTTACTTTGTTTGGTATCTCCATAAATACTCTCCTTTCATCAATAGCTGCATAGCTTTCTTATGTAGTTTAATATTTTCATCTAACGCTTTATCTAATGTTGATCTAAAACCATAAGTTAATTTATTTGATGATAATGCTAATTTTAAACTTTTGATTTTCTTCTCTAGTTTCCTAGTTAAATTATTATCTAATCTAACAATATACTTTGTTTCACAATGAGGACATTTAAAATAAGTTTCTGTAATCATAGCTCCTAAATATTCAGTTTTATGTTCTAATTCAAATTTTTTATTGCATTCGTCACATACTACATACATCTATATCCCTCCAATTTTTATGTATAACAAAAGCACCTACTTTTAATGTAAGTGCTCTTATTTAAACTATTTATTTATATTATCATAAAAATTTCCTTCAATAATATTATCTACATAATCTTTTTTATTTTTAAAATCTTCCTGGGCCTTTTCTATAATCTCATTATTACTATTACCTCCAGTTAATACTGTTTGATTCTTTTTATTTTTCCAAACATTCTTTGTATAATCTTTCTTTTTACAGCTATTAACTATCATATTTCTCAATATTCCCCCAAATTTAAATTTAACCTCGATTTAATTTTTCAAATCTTTTAACTAAATTATAGAAACTATTTCTTTTTAACCCCATGAGCTCCATTGCTTTTACTCCAGTTATTTCTCCATTTTTCCATTTTGAATATCCTTCTTCCCAATTTACAGGATATTCAATTGATGGCCTACCAATATAGTTTTCTGTCTTTGATGATATCTTTTTTCCATTCTCTCCAACCTTCATAGCTGCTATTCCTTCGGCTTGTCTTTGCCTTATTTTAATTCTTTCTTTTTCTGCCATATATGATAATAACTCAAAAACAATATTTGCTATTAAAGTTTTCTCTAAATCAGTTTTACCAACAGTATTTAGAATAGGTGTATCAATTACTACAATTTCTATTCCTCTTTTTTGAAGGTCTTGCCATTCTTCTTTTATCATAAGCATATCTCTTCCGAGTCTATCAAGTTCTTTAATTATTAAGGTATCGCCTTCTCTAAGGAAATTCTCTTTTAATGCTATATACACCTCTCTATTAAAGTTCTTTCCTGATTTTTTCTCTTTAAAGATCTCTCTTTCTTTATCTATACTTATATTATTTTCCTTACAATATGCTGAAATAGCTTCTAATTGTCTCTCTAAACTTTGATCTCTTGTTGATACTCTGGCATAAGCATAAGTTTTTTTCACTATAAACACCTCTTAAATTAAAATTTTCCCTTAACTATAACTAAATTATAATTTTAGTGTTTATAATTATCAATGCTATTTTATAAACATTTGTAAAATATTTTTTATAGTTTTATAAACACAATTTCATTTTAATTTTAATATATTTTTATATTCCTATACTTTTATAAACGTTAATTTAATGCATAATAAAAGCACTTAATTTAGGTAGTGGTAGCATTCATGTAACAAGGGGCAAAGTAAAAAACATACATTAATCAAATTAAATAATTAATATATGTTTTTTGGTATTACATAGATTTTACTATTAACCAGAGATCAATTGTTGATGCAGAACTAGATCTCTCGCCAGAATGAAGTAAAATAGCCATAACATGCGGATGCCTAGGCCATATTTGTACTATAGATATATCTTCCAATGGATCAGTTGCAAAACCAGCACTAATAACTTGCTGACCTGGTCTTGCATTTAATCTAAAATCCAAATATCTAGATGGTCTTATCCTAATTGGGGTATTTCCCTCTTGAGCCGGTACCCATAAATAGCGAAAAAAACCATTTCCAAGATCTTGTTGCTCTGCTCCACCAGCCTCTAGTTCATAACGTGCGTCAGGTATTGCTCTATAAATAGTTTTTGACATTGGCTGATAACCCTCATGAATATCCCATCCATTATTCTGATAATAATTATTCATTTAATTTAACTCCTAATTTTATAATATATATTCATAATAAATATATTCTTACCAGAGTGTTTTGGTTAAAATATTCCTTCAATTTCACTTTTTTGTTGTTTTTTATAAAACAGTAAGAAAACCTGAGTCTTGATTGGGGTATCGCCAACATGGGGTAATATTCAAATAAGTGCTTTACATATTGTTATATTCTTCAATTGCATTCTGAATTAGCTTTTTAATTTCTAAGATTTCTTCAGGAGTTATATCATTATCCTTTAATCCATACTTCATAGCTTCTATTTCAACGAGCTTATTTAATTTTAGATGTTTTTCCCATGTATAACCTAATTTTTGCAACTCTGGCCACTGCGGTTCATTATCTAAACCCGGAACATATTCTATTAATCCTTCTTTATATTTTTCAGGCAAATCTATATTTAATAATTGCTCTTTCATTCCTTTACCTCCTTATAGGTTATACCGAATCTTTCTGCCATTTGCTTATTTACTTCATCTAAAAATTTATCCCATACACTTTCTATTTCTTCTGGATCATTCACTTCAAGGTATTTTTCTTTAATAACTCTATTATACACGTTAGGATATGTATTACAAAATTGTACATACTTTAATATTCCTGATTTTAATGATTCCCTCTTAAATATAAACTTTGTTCCATCCGCACATTCCAATGTTAATGCATTAACTGAGCTATATCTAAAAATGTGTTGAAGATCTGCTTTTGAGAATGTCGTTGATGTAGGATGATTGTGAACAAATATTATATCATTATCTTTAGCATTATTTAAAACTTTAAAGGATTCCTTATTAAGATCAACTGTTTCACCTTTATTACTTGTTAATTCATGAACTATTTCATTGCTACTTATGCTTAAGAATGCTAATTTTTCAGCATCATTTTCATTCATAAATTTATTTAATTCTGTATGAACTTCATTAAGTTTGTCTGAATTTTCCTCACTTATACCTAATTCTTCATTCCAGTTTACATTTGATTTTTTATTAATTTTTGCATTACTAGCAACCCTTGAAGTTTTTGAATCAGATCTGATTACATTAGATTCGTTAATATTATGCTCCTTATTCGATTGAATATCACTAGTTTTATCATTTAATTCCATCTTAGTTTGAATATGATCTGGAGTTGTAACTTTAATAGATGTTTTATCATTTCCAGCTTTAATCCACTCATCAATCTTAGAATTCTTTTTACCATTACTCCAATCTTTCATAGTTTCAATACATTTATCAAAATCCTCTAAAACCTCTGTGAAATAACAAAGACAATTTGCATGTTGCAAAGGCACTTCTTCCAGTTTAAATGTTTTACCATTATAATTATCGCATACATCAGACTTCCCATGCATCCTTGCGGAATGACTAGCGCTTAAGTTCCATTTAAGGCCTTTGCAAAATGGATTCTTCTTAGCATTTTGTATCATTGTTTCTGTTTGAGCATGAGTTATTGAAGTTCTTGCCAGTCTTCTTGCTTGGTATGATATGCTATCCCCACCTATGCCATCTGCAAAAGTCTTCGGAGTAACACGATTCTTTGGATTAACATATTTATCTAACTCTTTGGCAAGCTCTCTAACATTAGCACCTTTTGCAATGTTATCTTTAATTATTGCATCAATTTTACTGCCATTATCACCTGCTATAAGCTGCTTTACACTGTCACTAGATACTTTTGTTATAGTTCGTTTTAATACTTGATTGATTTTAACATCTGGAGCAATCATATCAACAAAACTCAGCTGCACTCCCGTTTGAATATCAGAACTTCTATTAATATTATTCACTATGGTTTTATTAAGATTATTATATAGCTCTGTTCTATATTCGTTTATTATTTTATACTGTTCTATATTATGAATCTTAGTTCTAGAATCAGTCATATTTAAGATTTTATTTATTAATCTATCACCTGCATCACTATAGATCTTAAATAATTCCTTTTCCTGTTCAAAATTCAAATTAATAAAATCTTTTCTTGCATTAAGTATTCTCTTTTGATACTCATTCATGGCTATTCACCACTATTTATATTATTATCCAAATTATTATCATTTGAATTAATATTATTTAATTCACTTTGCAGTCCTCCTGGAATAGAGTCTTGAGCATTTATTAATTGAGCTTTCTCACGTAATATTTCATCCCATTGATCCTCTGCATTCTCTTCTTCTGTAAAATCTTTTATATAAGATTGATGTGATTTTACTCCTGAATCTACTTCCTTCATTGCTAATTCCTTCTTACCTTCTTCATCACTTGGTAGTGGATAATTATGTTCAAATGAAGTGCTATACTTTAAATCATTCCAGTTCTTATCATATATTCTTGGATAACATACTAGCGAAACTTCTTTAATAAATTTAAATACTCCTAAAAAGGCTGGTGTCCAATCATTCCATTTTTCTTCACATCTTGCTATTAAATCATTGTATAAGTACTCCATTGCCTTGCCACTTGGAATATTGCTCATATCCTTTAATCTTGGCATATCCATTAAAAAATTCATATCTGACTCTGCTCTATCTAAATAAGATTCAATTGCAGCGCTATTTCCCATTGTATATTCTAATCTCTGAACTTGTGCTTGCTTTCCTGCTCCCATTGTTATTAACTCTTCCCTAGTTTTAACTGCATGTAGAGCCCCAGGTGCTATCTTAAAATTATTAACATCATCTTCATGTCCATCAATTACAGTTTCTGCACCAAACATTTGAAATTTCAACGCATCTCTAAAGTCTGATATGGTTTTATTATATTCTATTTGAGTATCTACTAATTCCTCAACATCTGATTCACCAAAACTATCATTTAGCTCTCCACCATTTTTAATAAGCCAACATGGTATAGTAGTAAATCCTGTATCAAATTCATCCGATAAATCTTTCTGCAGCTCTGCATTAAAATAGATTTCTTTTTTATACCAGGCTTGACGTTCATTGTTATCTGTAAACTTATAATAATAAGTATGAAGATAATATATTTTTTCTGAATCGCTATCTTTTAATGCATTTTCATCATCTTCTTCAAAAAACGTAACATAAAGTAATTTTCCGTTTTTTTCTTTATAATTAAAATTCTCTATCGATTCATATTTTATAACCAATGGTGACTTTGGATTAGCTTCTACTCTAAGCAAAACCCTCTTTTTAATTGTTGCTTCAAGAAAAGCTTGTTTAGTCATTTGCCAAAAATTATTGTCATCTAATATATCTTCAATAAATTTTCTAAGCTTTTCACAAGAATCTTTATCTTTTTTATCATCAGGTTTAAATTTAAGTGTTGGTTCAATGCCAAACATCCATCTAGCTTGCTTCTTTAAGAGTGGCTTTACTTTATTTCTTATTTCTTGTGTGGGTTTATAATCACAGTTATCATTTACTTTCCAATTTTGGCCTAACAAAGCTGTATCTTCTTCAACATCTTTTTCAGACACCTTGCACTTACCATCATAGAAAATATAATTTTTCCTTACTATCTCTCTCTCTATCTTTTCTTTTAATGGCAACTGTAATAATGTATTTTTTATTGTATTTACCATATTTTCATTAAAATCGTAATACATGATATTTATTCCTCCTCTCTAAGTAATTAATATATGTTTATAAAAGTACACTTTTTTAAATAACTTTTCTATTTTAAATTAATCCCATAAAAGCGTCATTATTTTTTTAATTTATAAACACTATTTTTTCACAGACTTTTATAAACACTTTTCTAAAATACTGTTTTTGTTCTGTTGTAAGGATCTTTTGTTGCATTAGAAACTCCCTTACCTTTTTGAAATACAGAATCATCATAATTTTCTTCATTCCCAATTTTAAGCTTATCATTTATTGAATATCTCAAAGCTGCCATAGCATCATCCATAAATTCTACTGGTTCATCTAAATACAATCCTGTCTTTTCATCCTTCTTCCATTTCCACTGTCCAATTTCTTTTATAGTATCAACACATGAAGGATGAATGTGTATTTTAAGCTGCTTTAAATAATCTATTTGAGCCTTAACACTTCCTGGAACTTTATGAACACCAGTTGCATTATAACCAGCCTTTCTCCACATTTTTATCCTATCAGGTTCAGCACTATCACAATACATTCTTAAATTCTTTTCAAGCCTTTTTCTGTTTGCTATTTCAATAATTTCAGATGTATCCATTTCATGAACATATATTTCATTACATACATATAGTTCTCCATCTTTAAATCCATTTCTTAAAATAGCGTTAGCATGATTAAATCCAAAGTCTTGTGCTAACCTCATATTATCAAACATTTCAAATTCAGTTGGGAATTCATGTATTGTGTAATTATGAAGAATAATTCCACCAGTTTCTCCCCATTCACCTAATCCATATACTTTATACCCTTCTGGATCTTGTTCTTTTCTCATCATCATTCTTCTATGATAAGCTGCATCAATGAACCTGTTTGTCAAATATGTTGAGTGATGAGTGAAAATATCTTCACTCTTATAATCAAAATACTTTCTCTTTATCCAATGTGAAGCCGAAACTGGATTAAAAGTATATGTTATTTGATAATATAAATTAGGATTATCTAAAATACCTCTTAAACGGTCATCTAATATATCTACATCACTTTCCATAAGTTCTGTAGCTTCTTCACACCATATCCAAACCAATTTACCATTAGGAAAATTAATAGATTTTAATTTTTCTCTCTGTTTTGAATCATTCACACCTCTGAAAATAATAGAATTTCCTGTAACTCTGCTAGTTATCTCCAAAGGACTTAGTTTAATGATCCAATACCTATCAGCATATTCACCATATATTCTGTTAATAGCTCCAGTGAGCTCTGCATATGTTGAATATTTGTGGGTTGATTCTGACTTTCTTACAGCTAGTAAATTCGCGCCCTTATATTTCATATCTCCTAATTTCAAGATATAATCTTGTGCTACATCTACAGACTTTCCACTACCAGCTGAACCCTTCATAGCTCTATATCTCTTTCTAGTAAGATTAGCCTCTCTAAAAATAGGATTAAATTGTGCATTAACTATTTCCATCAGCATCACCATAATCTACTACTATTTTTAGTTCATTGTCCAAACCTTTTCCAGCTTTAGCGACTTCTGCTTCAAGCTTAGCGTTTTGAAGCTTCTTATTTTCAACCTCAAGTTTTATCTTTTCTTCATCTGATAATAAATTACAATGCTTAGTAAGGAAATCTAAAGCTTTCATCTTATCAACCAGCTTAATCTTAACTCCATCTTTTCCCTCAGATATTTCATTGATAAGTGTTCCATCAACTTGATTACTTTCTCCAAGTCTTACATAGTTATATGGTTTAGTTATTATATTACCTTCATCATCTATCTGTGGATTGCCCTCTTTATCCTTAACAACATAATAATCCTGTCCGAATTGAACATAATCAGTAATATCAGAAAAGGCTATATCAATATACTTCTGGATTACACCACGCTTTAATGCTTCTTTGTTAAGTTCTAATGCTGTTAGTTTATCCACTTGATCTTTTATCTTAGTATTTCTTAGTAACAATGAGCCATTTACCATTGCTGTTTCATAGCTGCATTTATAAGCTTGCTGGTATGCTTTAGTTGCATTCATTCTCTTAGCATATATAACACAAAAAAGCCTTTGCTTATCATTAAGTTCGTCATTCTCCATAACTTCCTTAACTTCATCTGCAATAGGCACTTTTTTAGATGTTACACTTTTCTTTTTACTAACTGTAACGTTACACTTTTTTTCTGAAACGTTACACTCTTCATTATCCCACTTGAATCTATTCTTCCAAACTCTAATTGTACTTTCTGCTGTATCAAGTTCTTTGGATATATCTATTAACTTATATCCTTCGTCATACAGCTCTTTAGCTTTTATTTGTTTTTCATTTGGTGCTCTAGCCATTTCTCATTCTCACCACCTACCTTCTCTTTTCATTGTTCCTGAAACATTCTATTATGTCATTATTCTTATATGGATAATAATATAAATCCATCTTTTCGCATTGGATACTATCACTACATTCCTTACATTGTCCAGGAGACTTAGCACATGCTACTGCTCCATTAATAAATTTAACATTTAGTTTTAACTTTTTTCTTTTAGCATTAGCCATGATAAATCTCCTTTCTGAATTTAAAATTTAGGCTATTTTATTGTATTAAAAAAGAACCCTATTTCTAAGGTTCTTTTTATTTGCTATTCTTCATAATCATCTAAAATAACATCTACTGTATTATTATGAGCACTACATATTATATTTTTTACTTTATAGTTTTTATCAAAGACTTCTACATTGCCAGTTTCTTTTAAGAGTTGTATTTTTTTTAACGTATCTGAATACCTTATAGGTAAAAGTCTTTTCCCATTATACAAATAGTCGAAACTAAGCTCTTCATTATTTATTGGTTGACCACAATGTATACAACATTTAGATTCATCTGATATGTCTGCATTACAACATTCACACTTAATTAAGTTGCTCATTTACTCATTCTCCTATCTCAATAAATGAATTATTATTTTAATACATAAAATCGATTTTTATACTTTTTACTTTTCTATCATGTTCTCCTTCATGTCTCTCTTTAATAACTTCAAATACATTAGAATATGAATATTGTATTATTTCATCTTTTTTAATTTCGCCATTATCATACTCTATTTCAATTTGATAAGTACTTGCAGCGCTCTTATTATCTGGTAAATTTATATATGCTTTTTTCATCCTTCTCCCCCCTTTATACCCTAATTATATAAAAATATTCTATTAATTACAAATAAATATAAAACAAACCAGCAGATACTATATATTTTGTTATTCTACTGGTTTATATTCATATTAAAAATGCACTTGTGGAAATATAATTTCATTTTGGTGTAAAGTGTATTAAAATTTATTAGTTATCAAATAACATACAAGATAATATGTCTTTCTTGAAATCTCTACACTTTATACTTTATCAAAGACAATATCCCTTTTTAAAGGAATTTTTTAGGTAATTTTTTATTTATATAAATATTAATACCATTTCTACATATTTATCAATTCAGGAATTAATTCAAATGCATCTTCTTTCATCTTCATTTTATAAAGTTCAATCCCTTTGTTTTTACATATTTCTCTTATTTCATCTTCATATTTTGTTGATATTTTACATCCCATATATAACTTTTTAGGAGTAGGTCCAACTACAATCCTTCTTGTTTCACATGGATCCATATCATTTATAAACATTCTCCATTCTTGTTCGTATTCCCACTCATTACATTTTGTTATTAATGGAACTATTATTCCTTGAGTCTTATCATCTGCAATAAATTTATTTATATTTTCTAAATCATTCTTATACAACACTGGAAATATTGGCCCATTTTCTTTCTCTAATTCACCAAAATCATATTCAACACAAAACCCAGTATGATTACATCCATAATAACTCCACATTAAAATTTTATCTTTTCTTTCACCAACACATAATACTCCAATTTTATCAATTAGTTCTTGTTTCTTTTTTTTAATTTCTATATTAGTCTCTTTATTTTTACTTACATATTCTAATAGTGATTCAAACAACTCCACTTTATCATCCTTTGTGCCTAACAATAAATTCATCCCTCTATTAAATTCTTCTTCACCTACAAGATCTATTATTTTTTTCTGATTTTCATTTGCAATTTCCTTAAGACGACTACTACCTGCTAACATTTCAATAGTTTCCTTAACACCTATACTAATTGCGCAATCATAAGGATCATTAAAATCTTTTGGTCTACTGAAGCATATTGTATCATTTTTTAAAGCTTCTATTGCATAGTCCACGCATGAATAGTATTTAAATAATTCCTTAGGTTTGTATTTTTTATAAATCACTTCTGTCTTAAACCTTAGCTTGTCTTCTTCTGTTTTTTCGACGTCTAAAGCAAGTATTCCTTTTATATATTCCTCTTTCAAATTACTGTCCATGATTTTACCTCTCTTTAAAAACTATTTTATATTTATTAGAAATTTACTTTAATCTATTAAATATTTTAACAAAATATTTAAACAAAAGCACCTATATTTCCCATATAAGTGCTAAAATATTATTCTTCTATTTTATTATCCAATATTTCTTCAAGTTCTTTAAGACTCTCTCTTATATATTTTCTTATAGTCTTAGGTACCTTATCCATAATATAGCAAATATTATCTTCTCTCCTACCATCTATAAATTTTAATGTAATTGCTTGCCTTTGCCACTCTTTTAATGCCCTCAATGCATTTTCTATATGCTCGCACTCTCTTTTATTTATCTTTACCAACTGCTCTAATTTAAATTTCTTTTCTGCCAAATCTAATGCTTGATTTTCAGCTATACTTGTTATCTTGTAAGTTTTCCCTGTTACTTCTCCTTGTGGCTGCTCTGGTATACCTATCTCTTCTTCAAGCTCATTTATCTGAAGTTCATACTCATTTTTCTTAGCTAATATCTTTTTATAGTTTCTTAGCCTTTGTTTTATATCGTCATACATTAATATTTTCCCCCTGTTATATCATCCTTTGCCTTGCTCCAAACCATTCTAGCACTTACATAAGCGTTATCAATCATTTTTAATATTTGTGCTATTCTATCTTTTAATGCTGGGTTCTTAGGTATGTCCTTCCCTTCATTAACACGAATCTGAAATAAAATATAACTCCATCTATCGTATTGCCTTAATGCTGTCTTATGAATAGAATAAGCTTTTCCATAATCATTATCATTCAAAATGTCTACTTCATCCATAAGCTTATTAAAATTATTTAGATCATCTGTTAATATATACTTACAATTCAACTCATTCATTGCTATTGCTCACCTCACTATACTCACTTTCCTTATATATCTTCATCCAATCCTCAAGTTCCATAGTAACTAACCACTTACAACGATCTTTTCTATGAAATACTGCAGGTAATTCAGTTTCTTTTGCATCTGCTTTTGCTTGGCTAATTGCATTATATATATTTAAGGCTTGTACCCTTTTGCACTCTATATGAATATTGGGTAATCCAACAACATCTGCATCACCATTTGCACCACAGTATTGTTGCCCCCTCCTGGTATCAAATCCGTATTCTTTAAACTTAGAAGAAAGTTCTCTTTCTCCCCTAGCTCCTTTTTGTTTACTATTTGTCATAGTTTTACGCTCCTTTATATTTATTTCTAATTGCTTAGCTTGTATTTCTCCTTTGCAGAGTTTTCTCCAATTTCCATTATTCATTTTAAGAAATCCCATACTGTTACCTCTAAGATATCTTTTTTAGGCATTTATAATAAAATGCTGTATGTTTTCCATTCCACGAAACATTTATTGTTTCAGCGTTATTATAAGTACTGACTACTTTACCTATAAAACTTTGATCCTCATATGAAAACTCGACCTTATCACCAATTTCTAATTTTTCATTGTCTTTTGCATCTGTAATTATTTTATCCATTTCTGTTACTTTATTAGCCGAATCTGTGCTTTCACTAGCCATTTTTGTAATAAAAAGCTCATTTTCATGATATTTGGGTTTTTGCTCATACTCAATAACCCACCCTTTAGGATTTATAACCGTTGTTTTACTACTTAAAATTATGATATTAGAATCGCCTTTTCTCTTTATATAATGCTTAGAGTCCATGATAGCTAATTTACTAAGCTGTAAGTCGTTTAACCCAATATCTTTGTTTGCAACTAATATTTCATCCCCTGGCATTAATCCAATGTCATTATCTAAATCAAATTCATTTTTACCTGAGGTATTAAAATACATTGTCTTATCATCAAAGCCAACTAGTAATGCTCCATTTATTCTTTTTACAATCCTGTTGCAGCTATTTTTATATTGTTCTATTATCTCCTTGAAGTCATATGCTTTTATCTTTGGTTTATCAATTATTATTTCTTCCTTAGGCTTTATTGGCTCTTGAATTGAAATACTAAACAAATCAATCTGCCCTTCTATTACATTTACTTTCAACCCCTCACCTTCTTTCATGATATTGATAATTATTTGAGAATGCACTTTCAAAAAAGTAATATACTTTATACCACTAACTTTCTATATTCATTTCTTAGATTCTCACTACTCAACTGTGCATATATTTGAGTAGTAGACGGTGTAGTATGTCCCAAGATGCCTTGTACTCCTTCGATTCGCATTCCAGAGTTCAGTAATCTAGTTGCTTGGGTTCTTCGGAACTTATGGCAATGTACTCTTTCATCTATGCCAGCCCTATCTTTAATTTTTGCTAAAATTAGTTGTAGCGCTCTTACTTTTATATGCTCGTGTGAACCTCTCTCTGATATGAATAGGTATTTTGATTCACCTTCTCTTATACTTAAATATCCTTGCATATGCAACTTTGCCTTTGTCGAAAAGTACACTATTCTCTCTTTATTTCCTTTGCCAGTTACCTTTATGCTTCTCTCCTGCCAATTAATATCTTCTAACCTTATATTGTCTATCTCTGATATTCGACAAGCTGTACTGTCTAAGACTTCAAATAAAGCTTTCTCCCTTTCTGTTATGCAAGCTTCTCTTAGCCTTTCGAGATTTTCGGCTTTGTATGGCTCTTGAATCACTCTTGGAACTTTTGTTTGCTTTAGTCTATAAGCTGGATTGTTTAGTATATACTCCTCTCCATGCAACCATCCGAAAAAGCCTTTAAGCATTGTAACATATCCGTTAGTAGTACTTGCTTGTTTCCCTTTGCTCATAACTGCTAAAAACATTCTTAAATCCATTGTTGATATTGTAGAACATGGCTTTGTAAAAAATTTATCTAACTTAATTAGAAATAGTGTATAATTTTTTATTGTCTTTTCACTCAAACCCTCTAACTTCTTGCAAGCTAAATAAATTTGAGCCTTCTCCTCTATATCTGACGCTACAAGGTCAGTACATCTACTTTGAATCTCATAATTATATAGAGTTTCATCTATAGTCCTCTTTACTTCTAATTGTAGATTTAATTTTTCTTGTAAGAATGGCATTAACAGTGTTAACTTACCAACTAGTTTTATGCTGACTTCTTCGTTTAGGTTGCTCATTTGTTTCATTCCTTTCTATATTTTTTCATCTAATTTATCCGTTACTAGAATTACGAAGTAAAATCTTATTTCCTAATTTTATTACTGTTATAATTTCTGATAGATGTTACATAAAATATTTGTTTAAGTTAATAATAATTATTGAAATAAATTTTTGATAAACACTAAGGAGGTATCTTTATGCCAACAACAGAAGTATTTGTAAATAGAATTATTGTAGTTAATAATACTGGAATTCCTTGTTATTTTCGTGAACACAGCATCCATATTGAGAATCATATTAATTTGCAAAATCTTTTAAAAGACTCTTCCGAATACGCCTTTAATGTTGCACTTAAATGCAAAGATGTATTTAGAGAAATAAATGGAAGAGATTTCAATGTAAGTGATGGTTCCATGTCCGTTGAAATATTAGGCCATGTGTATCCAGATAAATTAGCTCATAATCTTGCTAATTGGATTCCTGCAGCAGCGCATCTTGCACGTTATATCACCGATCACACCTCAATCATTGACATAGGTGAACCTAATCATGATGACAAAAGATGGGTTTGGGATTCACTCGCACCTTACCTCGGATCAATCACAGAGCTACTTGGCTAGTTATACAATATTTCTATCAAAAAGGAAGAGTCACTTTAAAAAGTATTCTTCTTTTTTGTGCCATTCTAGTATTGTGTATTAAATCTTATATGGTTCAGGTAATGGTTGCCATGCAACTACATTTGCATTATGACCTCTTTTCCAACCTTCTTCAAACCAATGCGCTAAATCAACTTTGCCATCTTCTCTTGTTACAAGCACCCATCCAACTTCTTTTGGTAATCTTTCATTTATAGAAATCCAATTCATATTTAACTCAGAATTATTTATTTCAATTTCTTTTGGCACAAATATTAATAATTTATCTCCACTATTATCATCTGTTGATGTATAAACATCTTCTGTATCTGAACAATACCTTTCTTCACCAGATACTATTGATTCAATTACTACCTCTGTGTCATCATCTACATCTTTTATAAACTCCTTGAGTGCTTTAATATTCCATTTCGTTTTTCTCTACCTCACTTTCTAACCAAACATATTAATTTGACCTGGTAAAATTAATGTCTTATCCTGTTTTTTAGTTGATTGATACGGATCATCTTCCCAGCCTATTCCAATGTAATCTAAAACTCTGCCCCAACCATATTTAGCTCCTGTATTTTTATCAGTGCAGCATTCATACATCCAGTAATGCCATTCTTTAGGATTATCTTCTCTAAGCCTATCAAATCTATGAGGTCGCTTACGTTCAAGTTGTATTCCAAAACCACACATACTACAACCTGTCCTTTGAGCTCTTGTAGTATAAAAGCATCCCTTTTTCATCTTTCTCAATAGTTCCATAAATCTCTGGTATCGGAACATTTAATTCTAAAGAAAGTTGTAAAATATCTTGGCGATTAAATATCGCAAATGGTGCGGATCTGATAGTGGACTTTCCAAAATAATTACATCCATTTATCATAAGAGACTTTTCTCTTCTTCCACCCTCTGAAGCCATTAACCCTAAGAATGGTACGCTATTATGTTCTTTTGACCAGTCTGCCGAAGATTTCTCCTTTAAGTAATAACAGCACTTTGATGATACCTTGAAAGGTGCTATTTGATAATTTACATTTTCGTTCTCATTCTCATAGCCAGCAAATAGATTTAACCATTTCTGAGCTAATTTCATTTTTGAATTTTTTTGCCATCCTCCATAAGCTCCAGTTTCTCCAGTTATTATGGCATGTCTTACTGTTGCGTTCTTTTCAGTAGGACTTTGTAAATGTTCAATTTTTGAAGCAACTTCCTTTGAGAGTACTGGGAACCCAAACTCCTGTAGTATTTGTGACTTATTCCATGATGAACCGTCCTCTCTTTTGGCTGATGTAATTTTTATTAACCCTAGTTGATCATGAACTTTTTGTATACTTTTATCTTCTAAATATGAGACTGAAACCCCTGGAGCATTAATTCCTATACTTTTTAGAAATAGGAATAATGTTATGCTATCTAAGCCACCAACTGAAACATGAAAATTCAAATCTCTTTTATAACACTCTTCCGCAAATTTTAATGCTGTCATTCTTGCATAAGCTTTCTTAAATTCATATGGCTGCTTTTGCTTAACCATAAAGTTTGCAATCTTTGTCTTTGCATCTATTTCTTCCATACGTTCTAATACATTTTTACTCATTTTACATTTTCCTCCACGTCTGGAGGTACGGCCGTACATTTTATCTAGAATTACTCCGATTTATTTTCTACATATAGTCTAAAATTTAATCTTTTCCTTTTCTTTGATAATATGGTAAAATATCCTTAAAAAAGGAAGGTGCTTTTTATGACTTATTTAATTACTTATGACCTAAACAAATCTGATCAAAATTATAGTTGTTTATGTGAATCAATCAAATCATTAGGTTTTTGGGCTCATTTTATGGATTCAACTTGGTTTGTTGATACTGATTATTCTCCTGAACAAATAAGAGATGAACTATTAAAAGTAATGGATTCTAATGATTCATTATTTATTACTAAAATATCTTCTTATGCTGGTTCGCTTCTTCATAAAGAGGCTTGGCCTTGGTTATCTGAACATGTTAAATAGTTAGAACATTTTTCATTTGAATCTTCTGGTATAAACCTATACTGCTCTTGAACTGTACTTCTTGAGCAGTTCTTTTAATCTATTCATCTAATTCATCCTTTTTACAACTACCGAGCCTATTGGAATTACGTATAAAAATATCATAAATTCACTCTGCATAATGCGATATTTCTAAAATATTATTGTTTATATTAACTAAATATAGTTTGAATAATTTAGCTGTCTATGGAGTGTATATTTTAATAAAAAAACAAAATAATAATAAACGGAGGTATGCATTATGAAAATAAAGAAATTTTTACTAGTATTTTTAATATATATATTCACCTTCGCCATAATTTCGCAAATACAACCATCTCCAATTGCTGAAGTTCAAGAACAACAAATATTGCCTATTTCTACTACATATAAACAAGGTATCTATTCACTTTCTTTATTCAATGGATATAAGGTTACTGCTAAACTTATAACTCCAAATGCCACTGTTACTTTAATAACAGTTGATAGCAGTGGTAAGCTTATGCAATTTATACGCTTAGATGAAACGGATGAAATTGTAAAACTAGGCACTCTTCACGAAGGAGATACTGGGATAGTACTCGGTACTGGAGAAGTAGCTATTTCTCCTTTCAAATAAATCCTTAATGTAGTGGTTGTAATAAATCTACACACTACATTAAGATTATATTGTATTATTCTTTCCGATTAACTCATTATTCAACTTTCAAAGAACATATTTTATTAATTACTACGTCAAATTTACAGCTCACGCATTACTTTTCATTTCTCATTAACCTTATTGGTAATACTAAATCTTTTTTATTTTCATCATCTGTTATAATAATTGGGTCTATATTGGTGCCCATATAGAGCGTTACGTTACCTTTGTAAGTATTTAATGCTTCAACTAGATATTTAGGGTTAACAGCTATTTCTATGTCATTCCCTTCCTTAATGCTTTTGAAATATTTCTTATACTCAAGTCCTTGTATCTTAGTTATTAAATGTGATCCTTTTCCAAAATTGAATTTAGTAATGTCACTACCATGATTGTAATTGCTTAATTTAGTTACCTTTTTACATACATCAGCTAACATTTGAGCATCTATTACAACTTTTGTTGTATGCTCTTTAGGAAATAAGCTCTCATAATTTATAAATTGTAACTCTTTTGTTCTTTTGCATATTATTGAAACCCATCCAATACATATTTTTATATGCTCAGCATCCTGATATATAGTAGCCATATCGCTTTTGGTAAAATATCTAAGTAGTTTTACTATAGGTTCTGGTATTAATATTTGTTCATCTGTTATATTCTCTTTATTGCTTCTCACGCTCATTCTATATCCATCTAAAGCAACCATATTATTTTTATCTATACATATGCACTGGAGCACTGGTCTAGTTAGTTCTTTAGCTGTGGCAAACTTGCATTCTATTAGCTTATTGAAATTAGGAATGTTTATACATTTTTCATCATCAACATGAATTTCTTTTATACAACTCTGTTCTATATCAATTTTAATTTCTTGATCCATTCCCTTAATGACTTCATCCTCTATAATCAAGCTTGTTTTCTTAGGTAATAATTTAAATACCTCTGTTGGTATTGTTAATGTTCCATCTTCCTTATATCCGTTATAAGGTTCTGCAATCTCAACTTGATATAGTTCGTCCAAGTCCTCTACTATTAATTTAACTGAGCCACCTTTTACCAAAATTTTATATTTGCCATCTTTAACAAGCTTATAGAGTAATAACAATGATTCACTATTTACTACTGCTTTCATTTCTCCCCCTCCAACTCTAAAATATCTTCTTCGGTAACTTTCTTTTTCGCCATACACGCAAGTATTACGTCTTCCCTAGCATATTTGCCCTTGTGTAATATTAAGCTGCTTAAAAGCCTATCTAGTGGCTTATCTTTTATTTCTAAAACTTCTTTTATCTCTTCTCTTGTCAAAAATTCTTTTAATAAATGTGTCTCCAAGTAATTTTGAAATTGTAATTTATATTTCAGATACAGTGCCCTATTAAAATGAACTCCTGTTTTATGGTCCCTGTGATGCTTATAACAAAGATATACAAAAACGTGTTTACAATCTTCTAAAGGTTTAACTTGCTTTCTTGAAATTATATGATGCTTCTCTACGCCATAGCTTGTCCCACATTCATTACAATACTTTTCACTCACATAATCACCTTCTGTAAATTAATCTCATTTAAGGCTCCTTCAAGCTTCTTAACAATCCTACTTTTTACTCTCGAAACTTGATTTTGTGATGTATTAATAATTTCTCCAATAGTCTTTTGCGGTAAATCCTCTATGAAATATAACTTAAATACTGTCTTTTCTTTCTCTGAAAGTTTATTACACATTTCTGCTAGTTCCATTTCTTCAACCAAATCATCTTCAAAGCTATTGCCAACCAAGTTTGATATACTTCCAGTCTCATACTCCTGTTCAAAAGATAATACATAGCTATCTAATGCTTTTCCACGTGCTATATTAAATCTTTTATCTCTGCTTACATTCATGAAGATTTCACCACATATTAACCTATATGCATATGTTGAAAACTTCCACCCTTTGCTTTCATCATATTTATTTGCTGCTTTTGTTAATCCTAAATATGCGATCTGTAGAATGTCCTCATATTCATACTTGCTTTGAATCCTAGGATATATTTTATTTACTATAGCTCTAGCTAATCCCATATGTTCAGTTACATCAATCATTTTTAATCCTCACCTTTCTCTATAGATTTAACTGTTATATTTTTACCTGTTAAAGTACCTAAAACTTTGGCATAACCATTTTCAATAGTTCTTTTTGTAAGAAACTGCTTAACTGTAATGATTATTAAATCCCCCTTTTCTTCAATCACTGAATCTTTGAACCACATTCCATATGTGATTTCTCTAAATTGATTAAAAATCAACTCATGGATTGGAGTCGGAAAGAAAAGAGGTTTTTGTTCCTCTGTTTCTATTTCCTTTTCTTTTTCTTTAGTTTTATTTACTTTACTTTCCTTTACTTTACTTTGTGTACCAATGTTGTCATTTATCACTTCTGAGTCGATATTTATGTCAACAATTACGAGGTTTTTGTATACATTAATGGTTTCATCATCTAAAAGTAGGTACTTTTTTAATATTTGTACCCTTTGTCTCCTACCAACTGCGGTTAAGTATCTCTTTTGAATACCACATGAAGTAAGGATTCTCTCTGTTTCAAACAACTTTTTATTAAAAAATCCCCACTTAACTAAATCATTAATGATTTCATTTATATGGTTAATGTCAACATTAACTCTCTTTGAAAAGAGTAATTGTTCCTTTTCTGTCCACTCATAGAAGTAACTGTTGTTATAAATCTTCATTAATAGTTTTATAGCTATACCAAAACCTATTAATCCATGTTGTGCTTCTATGAGTGTAATTTTATCGTCTTGATCAATATCACAATCTAAGGGGAAATATTCTAGCCCCTCTTTAAGTGGTCTAGCCATTATTTAATCAGCTCCTATTGTTGGTTTACTATTCCTCTAGTTATAGTTTGGTATTGAAATCCTTCACTTTGGATTAATTCTTTTAACTTCAACATACATTCTTCATTTCCGATTACTTTAAGTTCATAGAAATATAGTGTTTCTTTTTCAGTTGTTCCTTGAATTGGTTTAGATTTTTCTATAATAGGAATTTGTTCCTTTACTAGTTCTGGTGTTTTAGTATCTTCCTCTTTAGTCTTTTGAGGTTCTGGTGGATTCTCTGCCTTCCTTATAGCTTCTGATCTTATATTAATTTCTCTAACTATCCTATCTAATGGATAGTCCATATCTATATATCTTTGAAAATCCTCAATTTTTAGCTTTAAATTAATATTTACATTTACGCTCTCTATAGTGGCTAATATTGTAGCTTTTTGCATTTCCTTTGAATTTATTTCATCTTCCTGCTCTTTAAATAAACTATTGGCCCTTTGTTCTATATCTTCCCGAACAGATTTAACACTTCCAGAAAGATTTAAGTATTTATCTAGCACATCTAATCTAGTTGCATATTTTTCACTTAATCCATGCTCTTTTATGCATTCCTCAATAAGTTCTAAAGCCTTATTCCTTTTTTCTTCCCTACGCTTATTATCAAATACCAAAATACCTTCCTTGATTGGCTGTTCTGCTTCTTCAATTAATCCTATAAGCTCTTTGCACTGTGACTCAAAAGCCTTGATAGGCACTTCCATATCCTTTTTAACTGTTTTCCTAAAATCATCAATTGTATTTCTCATTCCTGCTAACTCTTTTTGAGTAGCTTTACAATCTTGTAGCCCTTCCTCTGTTACTACTATGCCCTTATATTTTTCTATTGTTTCACTCAATGAGGTTTTAACATCTTGAAAATTAGTGTGTATTACTGGTAACTCCTTAGTTACTTTTAAATCCTCCATTTTGCGCCTCCTAAAAATCTATATTACTTGGTATGATTTCCTTTTCTTCATTTTGTTGAATAGATTTCTCTTTATTTTCTAATTGAACCTCTTTCTCTTTTTCTCTTAGCTTTTTCATGCAAATACCTAAATTTTTATTTTTTATATCTTCAACCTTAGGTGCACCAATCCATTCTAAAAATTTAGCTTCATCAGCACCCGTTTCTTTTAATATTTTCTTAATAACCATAACTGCTGCCTTATCTATCTTTTTATTTCCTTCGATAGCTTCTTGATCTGGTTCGGAACCGTCAAGAGTTTCAGTTTCATTAATTTCAAATGCATCAAAATACAAATATCTTTTAGCAAATGTTTTAGCACCGCCTATATTTTGCATGTCATTACACATAAGTATTGATGGTATTTTTACAGGCATTTCAAAAGACAAATTGCTTTCTGGATCATCATTATCAACGATACTTAAAATTGCATTTTCTAATGAGAAATTAAATTTTGGAGTTAGCCCATGTTCAAAGCACAACTTCGTTATATGTGGCATAAAGTCTCCAAGTTCAAAATATTCATATCTTAATATTCCATCTTTAGTTACTGCCTTACCGCTCTTTTTTAAATCTATTTGTGATAGTTCAAATCTAACTTTTTGCAACTTCTGATATATATTTAATTTTGGTTGTTCATTAGCCATTTAAATCCTCCTTGAACCTCTTACACATCCAATTTGGGAAGTACTCATAAGTATCACATCTCATTTCATCCAATTCTTCTTTTTGCTCTTCTGAATACCAGGTAAAGTTTTTAATTTCTATTGCTTCTGCCTTACACATTCCCTCATTATAGTTAACACATGTTTTAGCTCCACATTTAACTAACAACTTGCATTCCTCCCTATATGTGTTATAATTTAATTGGAAATTTATCTATGCTACTTAGAACGCTTTGGTCGGGGTTCTTAGTAGTTTTTTCTTTTAGTAACTTTTGAAGTTGCTTTTCAGAACGATCTCTTTCTGCATAAGTTATCTGTTTATAATGTCTAGGTGCTCTAGTTCTTGCTTGTCCTATTTTCAATTCTTATCACCTTCCTTATTAACTTTATCTATCTCCTCTTGAAGAATATCAATAAAGCGTCTATTGTCTCCTTGCTCCCCTTTTCTTTGAACCTTTTCGGTGATTTCTCTTGCCTTTTCCCTATCCGCTGCTATCTTTGCAATTGCTTCTATCCTACCCATGCTGACACCTCAATATCACGCAAGCACACATTATGCAAATGTTTATATAAGTTATTGGATTAGTTCTTTTGCCAAAACTGACACGATTAAATTTAATATCCTGATCTGTAGCTGCTAATATATCTTTAAACTGTTCTTCTGTAACATTAGCCTTTAACCATTTTAGAAAATTAAAAACCATAATTCTCATTCCTCCTTAAATATTTAATTATTGTTAAATAGCATCTCTTTCAATCAGTGGTAAAATTCCTTGCTCCTTTAATAAGTTGTAAATAAACTCTTTACCTTTTTGAGTCCATTGAGTTTGATTTTTAACCTCTGTAGGTTTAGTTTTATGCTTTATGACTAATGGTTTAGTTGATGTATAACCTTCACTGTCATATTTTCTATAAAGTATCCATTGCTCACCCATTTTAAATTGGACTTTTAAATCTTTTAGAGTCTTATTCATTAATTCTGCAGTCATTCCGTAATCTTTAGCTATTGCAGTTATTGGTATAAGGCTTGGACTATTTAATATCCAGTCATGATAATGTATCTTTGGTTCATTGATTTTCTTTTCTTCTTCAATCTTTAATTTTTCTAGTTGAAGCTGTTCTTTTTCTTCCTCAGCTTGCACTAATTGAATTAATGCTTCTTTATAAGTAGCTGGAAGTTTAATTTTTTCTTCTAATTTATTGATATATTCAATAGTCTTATATCTTACGTAAGTAGATTCACTATTTAACATTTGGAGCATTCCATCTCTATTAAGTTCAAAACATGGCTGCTTTTTATTTTGAGAATTAATGTAATAGGACTGCGAAAAATTTCCCTGTCCTCCTAAATTAAGATTTTTCAATGTTTCAATTTCTTTCCTGACCTTTTTCATGAAATCTTTATGCTGTAAAATATTTTCATCTTCTTCTGCTCTTCTGAACTCGTTTATAATATCCACAAGTTCTGTTGATTTAATTGTTGATTGATTTGTTAAAATACTTAAATTGTTCAATAGCTTGTCCTCCTTAAATTTTTATAGTTCTGTTTACTCTTAGCTGAAAATTACTGAATGTAATTGCTTCGAGCTATAAGATGTGCTATATAAGATTTATTATGTTAATGATTTGTTTAAGGCTTTTCGGCCTGTTTATCCTATTTTTGTTTTTCAAAAGAGTCAATTAATTCTTTTAACTCTTTTGCATTTAATTTCTTTAGAGTTATCTTCGCAAGTACATTTGCATAAGCAGTTTCTAAAATATCTTTTCCTTCTTTTGTTTCCGGTAAAATCAAAGCTACTTTATAATTTTCTTTCTTCTTCATTTAACTATCCCCTTACATAAATTTATGGAAATAGTATTAGTCTTTATAAGATTTTTATACATCTTTAGTCTTCATTAATTAATTCTTCAAGAGCTTTTTTCACAGTATCCTTACCATATTTTTTTACTGAAATGTCGATAAGTAAACAATAGTAATTCAATAAAGCTTCTTTGCATGGTTCGTTAGTAAAATTAACAGTCATAGAGTCATAATCAACTTTACTTCTACCCATTCACTTCCCTCCCAGTATAAATCTCATATATAATATGCAGATTAATTATTAATGCTACATATAATTTGGATTATCTTTTTGATGAAACATTTAATTTAATTGTTGATATTTAAATAATCCACTTATTTGTCAAATTCTTCTGCCCTTTTCATAAGTTCCGATACACTAACTCCAATTCCATTAGCTATTTTCTCAATTGTCTCTATTGTTGGATTTGAATTTTTCCCTGATACTATTTCACATATACTTGTTTGTGCTACTCCAGAATTTTTAGCAATTCTATATTTTGTGATTTTTTTTTCTTCTGCTAATGCATTTATAGCTTGTCCTAATGACATATATTTTCCTCCTTTAGTTCCAAGTTAAGTTGTTAGTTGTGCTATAGTCACGTTTAATGCATAAGCTATTTGCTCCAATTCATTTACTCTTACGTGCCTATTTCCATTCTCAATTTTGCAGATTTGCGATTGATTCAAAGATTTTAATTTTCTTGCTAATGCAAATTGAGAGATATTTTTTTTAATTCTAATTTCTTTTATTTTTTGTCCAAACTCGTCTTTCATAAAAATACTCCTTTCTTTTTTACTATTTCTTTAATTTACTTAATCATTTATTACGAAGTAATTCGTTAAACAAATAATACTACGTAATAATTGATTAAGCAATGTCTTTATTTCGTTATAATTGACTATTTATGTAAAATAGCTTGTACTTTCTTTTAAATACTTCGGTTTACTTGACATATCACATAAAACGTTATATACTTCGTTATATAGAAATACATGAAGGGAGTTGCTGAAATGTTTAACAAAGATTTGATTCTAGAAGCCCTTGATAACATAGGATGGAGTAAATACAAATTATGCAAAGAAGCAAATTTATCACAATCAACATTAAGTGATATTCTTACTGGTAAAAATAAAAATCCTAGAATGGATACAATACAAAAAATTGCTACTGCACTCAATGTTTCTGTCGATACATTTTTTGATAATACTGATTCCGATATGGTAATGGAGACAAAAAGTGAATATAGTACTTCTGAAAAATCTAAAAAAGATATTAAAAAGTCTTTAAGTGAAATATTAGATATGCTAGAACATTCACGGAATGAGTTGATGTTTGATGGTGAAACTTTAGAATTAAATAACTTAACAAAAGAATTATTAAAACAAAGTATAGAAAATGCTCTGATAATGGCAAAAAAAATTGCTAAGGAAAGGAATGCTCCAAAATAATTTAATGCTGTTATAAGATATCAAATAGCTACATAACTATAGTAATAGGAGTGATTTTATGAATATAGCAATTTATTCACGTAAATCTGTATTTACTGGTAAAGGTGAAAGTGTAGAAAACCAAATAGAACTATGTAAAAATTACTGTGAAAATTATCTTAAGGATAAGGATTTTGAATATATCATTTATGAAGATGAGGGTTTTAGCGGTAAAAATACCAATAGACCTAGATTTAAAGAATTATTAGAAGACATAAAGTCTAAAAAAATTGATATTTTGATATGTTATAGATTAGATCGTATTTCGAGAAATGTTGCTGATTTTTCAACGACACTTGAACTTCTTCAATCTAATAATTGCGATTTTATCTCAATAAAAGAGCAATTCGACACTAGTACGCCTATGGGTAGAGCCATGATTTATATTGCTTCTGTATTTGCTCAACTTGAGCGTGAAACAATAGCTGAACGTGTTAAAGATAATATGGTTCAAATGGCTAAACTTGGTAAATGGCTTGGTGGACAACTACCTCTAGGATTTGAAAGCAAAAAAGTAAATTATATGAATGAAGAAATGAAAGAAAAATATTTTTCAAAATTGATACCTATAAACGAAGAGCTAGATATCGTAAAATTTATATATGACACTTATTTACTTAAGAACTCAATAAGGGAAGTAACAAAAGAATTGAATTTAAAAAATTATAAAAGTAAAAATGGTGGTAATTTTGATTTAATGCAAGTTAAAAGGGTTTTAAGGAATCCACTATATGTACAGTCTAATGAAAATACCCATAAATATTTGAATAATATAAATTATAATGTTTTTGGAAATCCTAATGGAAATGGCTATCTAACATATAACAAAAAAACTGACAAGGATAATCTTATTGTAGCTGTCGCAGCGCATAAAGGAATCATTTCGTCAACTGATTGGTTATTTATACAAAGTAAATTAGATAGCAATAGAGATAAATCCTCTTCCAAAAGTGGAACTGGGAATAGCAATACCTTATTTTCAACAATATTGAAATGTGGAAAATGTGGTGCTAGTATGGTTATAAAATATAATAGTAAAAATAAGGATGGGAAAAATTATATTTATTATGTTTGCTCAAACAAAGAAAAAAAATATGGTGAAAATAAATGTGATTGCCCTAATTTAAGAAGTGATATTATTGACGAAAAAATAATAAATAAAATCAAAGCTTATAACAAAGATGTCATATTAGAAGCATACAATAGAAAGATAGATGAATTAGCTTCTCTTTCGAGCAAAAATTTAATATCAAATTTAAAATTGCAACTTTCAAAAACAGAATCTCAAGCTCGTAATCTAGTTTCTAAAATTTCAGATACTCTTGATGAAGTTACATCTGAGCTATTAATGGAAGAGTTAAAATCACTAGGTAATAAAATCACACTTCTAAAAGAAGAAATTTCAAATGACGATATTTCAAAAAAGCATATAGAAAACCAAATTGATAATGTTAGGTTATTAAAAAATAGTTTTGTTAATTTTGATAAATCTTTCGAAAATACTGATGATATAATTACCAAGCGTGCGTTAATAAAAAATATTGTGCAAGATATAGTTTATAATATTACTACAAATGATTTTGATGTAACTTTTTTAGGCTTAAAAAATATGCATTTTGATAACACAAGCGAATCCATGGACTGCCACATATATTCAAGCAAAAGGCGATCCAGTAGCGGATTTACATGAAGATTTAGCTGCAGAGCAAAAAGCCAGAGCAACTTATGAGAATTTAATACACTTAACCGATGAACCAGAGATTAAAGAAATTCTTACATTTCTAAGAGAAAGAGAAGTAGTTCACTTTCAAAGATTTGGTGAATGCCTAGACCATATCCAAGAAAAAATGGATATGAAAAAATATAAATAATTTATTTATATAATTGTTATATAAATAGAAGACTGCCTTAAAATGATACTAAATCACTTTGAGGCAGTTCTTATAATAATATTTATTAAATGCATATTTTTTAGTTAATTTAATATTCTACTAAATGCACAATTTATAGCTTCATTTAAGTTATCAAAAGTTATTTCATCCATTGTAATAGAAGGTTCGTCTTGAACTAAATATTGTTCAACCTTACAATTTATTAATGTTGCTCTATCAATTTCACTGTTTAAATCGGGCTTTTTATGCCTAACAATTTTTAATTCGTTATTCTTTTCATCAACACTATACACAATGAAAATATTTGATTTTCTGCCTGGAAATATTATTAAATTATCCCCTTCAACAAACTCTACTTTTTTACTTATATCTTGACCACTGAATAATTCATTCATTAAGTTTACTATGTTTTTTATTTCTTCATCTACCTTTTCACGCGTAATTTTTAGGGGACATAAACTTTGCACATAATTTTCAATCCACGACTTTTGATTAAATCCCATATCATCACCTCTTTCATAAAATTAATTATAACAAAAAATACGAGAATCTTCTACAATATCTCCAATTTATTGATAAAGATTAAAGAAATGGTCAACCTTATAGATAAGTATATTAAAAACTTTGACGAAATTGAAAAAGAGAATGTAATGAAGCTTTAACTATATAAGTATACTGAATTAGCTTGAATTTTATTAACAAAAAAATACAGCCAAATTAATGACTGCATTTACATTGGTATTTAGTTTACATCGATAAATTCTCTCTCACAGTATTCTAGGATAGTGTCTTCTTCACCCTCAAATATTTCTGTTAAACGTAATATTATCTTTTGTTTTTCCTCTGGAAGAAATTTAATTGTCTCTTTGATATTACCTTTTAATACATCCTCCATGCATACTTCACCCCTAAATATAAATACTGATACTATTATATCATTAATTAATATTTTTAGGCAAAACAAAAAATATTTAAAATAAATTTAAAGTTATTTAATTAAGTAGTCAACAATTAATTTTATAACATTTCTATAATAAAATTTGTAATCACTTGACCCATCTTTTTTGCTAAGAAAAATTATATCTTCTCCTAGACCTAATGAAACTGAATAATAGTTGTCCTTGTCTATAGAAAAGGTTATGTTTTTAATAGATGATTTTTTAGTAATCTTAAAATTAATTTGTCCATTTTCTTTAGGATCACATTCAACCATAATTATTTTTTCTTCATTGAAGATATAAATAACCATTATTTCTTCATTATTTCCAAGTCCTTTTACATAAAGAATACTTTTGTCATTTATAAGGTTTAAGGAATCTATTTTATTAACCATATTTTGATATTTAAAATCATAAAAATTAAAAATGCATTCCAAAAAAAAGTCCTTAATTTCTATATTATTCAT